ACCAGAAAACATCTCACTCATATCTGTAACTTTAGAAGTATTGAAATTAGAAATATTAAGACTTGTTAGCAGCCTGCAATATTGAAACATCTCACTCATATTGGTAACATTAGAAGTATTGAACTTAGAAAGATCGAGACTTGTTAACGTAGAACAGCCGCCAAACATACCTTCCATGGTGGTAACATTAGAAGTATTAAAATTAGAAAGATCGAGACTTGTTAACTGATGGCAACCAGAAAACATCTCACTCATATTGGTAACATTAGAAGTATTAAAATTAGAAAGATCGAGACTTGTTAACTGATGGCAACCAGAAAACATCTCACTCATATTGGTAACATTAGAAGTATCACAATTGTTAAAAGTAACAGAGTCTATAAGGTCATCACCACGTAATAAACCACTCAGTGCAGTTGGCTTAAAAATTACACTATTGAATACAGCTTTATTTGCTACTAATCTAGGAGAAAATACTGTGTAATCCCCAGATGTTCCCGCGCCAACAGTTAATAACCCAGCAGCATTATCTAGAGTCCATTTGCACGTTCCCCAAGTTCCACTGCTTGCCATAATTACACCTTCCCCAACGTAAATCCGCCATTTGAACGGCTATACCATCTCCAGTTACCAAGTGTAATCATTGGCATAGCTCCGCCCAACGAGGCAATAACATTTCCTGTGGAGGCAACAATATCAAATGAATCAGTATCAATCGATGCATGAACACCATTGCTATTACCTATTTGGGCTGTAGATCCAAACGAAGCAACGTTGACCATTTCTTCATTAATTAAACTATACAGTTTAAGACCATCGGTACTTGTGGAAAGAACCCTATTTCCAATCGTAGGAACTCCGTCATTCCATGTGAGCATAACAATATCAAACGAACCATTGGCGTTTGTCAATGCCCCGTATGGCTGTCCTGTTTTTGCTACAAGAGTTCCCTGTGAGCTGTCTCGAATAAGTGTTGACAGACTCGGGTTGATCATTTCCCACTGAGTACCATTGTAAATGAAATATACGGTAACGTCGGGGAGCCAGTTCTTAGCATCACCAGTCGATAAAGCTTTGCCGTCAACAAGTATAGGCTTATCCCCGGTTGAATTTACATTCATGGTTGGACTATCTGCAAGATTGGCATATGTAAACTTCACGGCTATGCGAACACCAGAATATAAATCAAACTTATCACATGTAACTATCTTGTTTTTATCCGTTGCTGCTGAAGTGCACGTCCCATAAGCAGCGTCGAACCTATTAAACAGATTCGTGATGCTTCCGGTATTTACGTTAACCACATCAGCTAATTTATTAACGGCGGTATCGTCAGTATACTTCGAAGATATAACCCAATCTGAGGACAAGAAGCTTCCACTAGTGCGGGTCGTAGCACAGTTAAGAATATCTCCGGTTGATCCCTGAACCCAAAGATCTCCTATATAGTAAGGGATCGTAGGCGTTGCTGTGAATATCTGAGACTTACCGTCAATGTCATCAAATATAGCTTTTGGCACATTCTGCTGAACCCACTTGGTACCATCATATCGCCACGTAGTCTGATCAGTCGTCTTATACCAAAGATCTCCTATATGAGATGCCTTCAGTGCAGTCGTAGACCAAGGCGCGGCCGGATCGGTACTCTGATACCATGTTTCAGCCTTCTGATCAATCTGAGTATTCAGATTTGAAATATCACTGGCGTATGTACCCGCTATAAAGGCTTCAACACGAGCGTCGCTCGTATACTTAGACGCCTTTTCCCAGTCCGAGGACGCGTATACCTGCTTATCAGTCTTAGCAATAATGCATCGCCAAATATCACCTGATGAGCCCTCAGCCCAAAGATCGCCAACGTCATAGGGAACGATAGGCGTAGTCATAAATATCCGTCGCTTATGATCTGCTGTGTCCTGAGCCTGTGCTGCTGCAGCTAATGCCTGCTGGGCAACGCTATCAACAAGCTGGGTCCAGCTATAAACCCCTGTGGTACCATCTTTCTGGAAACGCCATGACGTATTATCTTTCGTATTGTAATATAGATCACCAAGGTGGGTGTTCTTGAGCTTTTCCGTCGTCCAGTCAGATGTCGGTTCAGTAGTCATCGACGGGTCTACACTGTAAAACCACGTCGAAATACTTCCGTCAACTTGAGCCTGAATATCAGCAACGGCCTTATCGTTAGATGCCACATATGACGTTAACTTTGTAGCTGTAGTTGCAGACTGTTCCCAAGCAGACTTAGCAGCTTCATAGCTCGAAGACGTTGAGACATCGCTCCACGTGAATTCGCCATTCGACCAATCTGTACGATTAGCAAAATATAATGAAGTGTCTGACCCATTAGTATACGATGGCTCAGTAGTTGTCCACCCATTCGGTTCTTTGACTGTCGGCTTGACAGGGGGAGTCAATGTCGAGTCTTGAGAAATATAATAGATCACAGTACCTGAGACATCCGTCAAATCAGTTAAAGTAATCTGATCAGAAGCAATTTTCTTGGTACTCATGCTCATTCCCCTCCTGTCAATACAGCCATAAACGACGAAGTATTAACTAACGAACCGGATGTTATAACTATCGACTGCCCTGTATATGATGGGGTCGTCGACCCATTAACATACCATTCTATAGTTCCAAGTTTAGCAATCTCGTCAGCGGTTAACTCCTTGCCCCCAGAATATACATGGGCAAACAGCGTAGTTTTGATCGAAGATTCTTTGAAAATATCGCCATTAGTACTAATGATCTTCAAACTTACCGAATCAATTCCAGCAAAAGCAATTCCTAAATAAAACTTCTTAATAACTGTAATGTCTTTGCTTGGAATATAAACCGGAATACTAATAGATGTAGGTGTAACGAAGTTTTCTGTCACAGCAAAATGAAGGATCGTTGTTTGATCAGTTTCGGTCTTAGAGGCTGTTACACCAATAGGCAGTCCAGATATTTTAGAAATATCAACTGTGGCCTTGACGTCGTTCGTTCCGCACAAAGCAGAAACTGTAGTTGTGACATTGCCTGCCTCGGCAGCGAACATAGTCCCTTTGAGAGCCACTGAATCAGCTGAAAGATGTACATTAATTCCGTCGGTAACATCAGTTATTGTTACCTGGCCAGTACCATACACCTTGGTTCCATCGGTGAGAGAGCACCTAAATACACATCTTGTGTCGACATCATCTGGCGAAACAGCAAATATAAATCCATCATTCGACAAGCGGCTATCAGTTTTGGCAACCGTAACAAAATCACTGCTCGATCCATTCTTAGTATACCACTGCAAATATAAAGTATCACTAAGGTTTGAAGAAAGATCTGTCTGATTACTAATACTAATATCGCCATAAAATATAACGATGGACAATTCTGTCTGGATGTCTTTATTCTTAAATACTTCCCCGTTACTAGAAACCATAGTGACATAGGCAGTATCTTTTCCAGCTTTTCCAGTCACAACCCAATCGCTAGTATTAAATTCTTCTGAACTTGTTCGTGCCGTGGTGCACGTATAAACTACATTATTAGCTAAATCCGTCCACGTATCTCCGGCATAGTATGGTGTTGTTGGCTTCGACGTATAGTTTGTACTCTTAGATTGTACAAGAGATAAGGTCCGATCACCCTCCCCAGGGTTTCCTGTTACGAACATATCCCGTTCAGAACAGTCAGCGCCAACGACAGTGATCTGAACCTTATCTCCAGCTTTAGCGCTTGGCGTAGTCTTAAGTGTTATTGCGTTGTCGTTATACGAACCTGTCGGCAGAGTTGTATCCACCGGATACTGGTACTCTGTATTCTCGGTCCCATCATCGTCACCTTCGTCAGCAGTTACAACGTAACCGTCGACAATAACTGAAACTTCGCCATCGGCACTATCTGAAACAACCGTGCCAGATATGGTGTGAGCATTTGATGCCGATGAATCCTTAACCGCTATGGTGTGTGCTGCAGTATCACTTGAAGGATTCGGATCCTTTACTTTCCCAAAAATATCATGCGAGAAATCTACGATGTCCATTAGACCACAACCAATGTGAGCTTCATTACCAACGTATCAAGATTCATCTGAATAGTCTTAACCAAGCACTTATACGTTCCTTTATAATACCCATCATGTAGAACGAACGTCACTACATCCCCGGCATTAATTGGGACATATAAAACTGAAATATCAAACTCAAGGTCACTAGCGTGAACTTCATTAATCTTAGAATTAGCAATGTCCTGAATGTGAGACTGTGTAACCGGGTCAAGGTTATTAACCGTCACCTTTTTAGCAACCGTGTACCCTCGAAGCGCGCCCGTAACACCAGTCTTGGCATCTGCCGTTGCCGCAAGTTCAATATTCTGACCACTTTTATATGTAACAAGCACACGGGTAGGGACTTCCATACGATTAGACGAGCCACTAACCCCGGATAGTACAATACTTCTTGAATCATAAATATCAAGGGTGTAAACAGACGTCTTTTTCCTCGGGTTAACATATCCGTTGAATGTTATTACCCCATCGGGATTAACATTCATGTAATTGCTAGACGTATCAGCTATACTAAACAAATCTGATAAAATATCATCGCCAAGTTCAAAGATTTTATTGTCTCGATACGTATAATCTTTAAAATTCCCCGCAAATGAATACTTTAGCCCGCAAATAGAAAATATTTTTTTAATCGTAGACGAAGCTTTTGCGCCCTTTGAAATAATAAAATGGTACGGGAGAAGATCATCAGCAAGCATAGTAAGAGACGAGTGAAGCTCGTATGTAGTAACTGTCCCTCCGTTTTTATACTGAAAAGGATCATCTGTAACGACACCTGTATACAAGGTATTAATATAATTCCAATCCGGTATCTCATGAACTACGCGTATTGAACTCCAGCCATCATAGTCCGGATCTAATACTTTTATTTTTCCGGATACCCGGGTATCGCTTGTATAACTCCAAGTTATAGACGAGCCATCAAGTATAACATTTTTTAATTCTTTTCTAACTTGCAATGTGCGCGGGTCACAAGTATAGAATCTAAATGTATCTCGACGACGAGTATTTTTCCAGTCGTAATCATTTATTAAACTAGTCATTAAGGAGTCACCTCGAGCATAGAGACTGAAATCTCTGATCTATTGCTCCATTGCTTTGGCATGGAGACTGACTCAATAACAACGTGCGCCCAATCCCCCCAGGGCGACCTATATATAATCTCTTCGGCGTCGGAACCAGTATAAGCAAGGTCATCGAAAGCAGCTTCTGTGGCGTTATCATTACCACTGGAAAGTTTGGCTATCGATGGGTCAAGAACAACACCCGACACACTAAATTCTGACGCGACATCCCGCCCAAAGGTGACGACTTCATGCTCACGTCCAGTAGTAACCGATTTCGTAAGGTTAGCTTTAAGTGATCGGCTAAGCTTTATCGGTTTATCAAACTCGAATGCCAGTTGCCATCCATTGGCCAGCTTAGTAAGACTATTCCAATTATGGGTCTTAGGATACGGCGCAATTGGAGGAAACACATCATCATGTGATCCCCAACTATCATCGCTATTCTTAGAAAGACAGAATATACGCCAATTAACTCCTATCGGCGGGAAGCACCTGAAAGTAGACTTCCCGGAATTCGTGCAAAGGAGCGGCATTTTCTCAAGATATGACTTATGTCCCTTAACGACAAGAACATAGCATTCGGTAGTCTTTCCCGAAGAAAACGTAGCATCAACTGCATTTAATTCGGGAACTTCCTTATACGTAGGGGAAAGAGTAATTCCATGATTAGCATCAAAGGCTATTGGGACAATCGTCTCTTGGTTCCCCGTATTGGTATCGATAGTCGTATAGACCCATTTAAGCGTAAGCTTAGCCCCATCGACAGGAACATGCCCAGCAAGATCATAATTGATCTTTAAAGTATCATTATACGTAAGATCAGAATATGTAAGATTGCTGAATACACACGTGCCGTCTTCAAGATACCCAGAAATAGTTATTTTATTCCCGTTATGCTTGAAATCCGAAGTAATTGGAATATAAATCCCATCCGGAGTATAAACTGCAGACCCAAAGGTAATATTCGGCTTATAAGTAACCGTAATATCACTTTGATCATAGATAATACTGTGTGCATAGAATGGATAATACTGATCGGTTGGATCTGTCTTGCCCATATGAGGTAAAGATCTGGCAACTTGTATCTCAACTTTTGCACTATCGTTTGACCCAATTCCCAAAGTAATAGGAATCGACTGAGTAGTCCATCGAGTTGTCCCCGTATTATCCGTAGTACAATTTACCATCCAGGCATTTCCCCATCCACCATTGGCAGAACTAGAATCCTGAATGGACTTCCAGGGGCCAAATTCCCCCCAAGCTTCTTTTGCGTTTCGATACTTAATTCGGTATCTCATTTTGAATTCGTTGCTTGTCCCAGCGCAAACAAAGTTAACATTGAATAGCGTGGTCCAAAGATCGTTCTCGAGTGTTCCCGAATTAGTATTAACCCAAACCGAACGACTGCTACGTGACTTTAAACGATCAGGCACATACGATAGACGAACGTCAGAAGGAGTTGGAAGAGACGAATCAACAAATTCGTCCCTTCGAAATTCCCACGTCTGTGCTAAAGATCCATTACTCGTATAAAACTGAACCGCGGTGCCCATACGTGTTGATCCGCAAGCAGCGTCGAGCACCTTCCCTGATCCAACCTTAACCTTAGCTATATACGTAGGTACTGGTTCTCCGTTACGAACAGTATTCCCGGAGAGAATGATAAAGAATTCCTGATCCGGGTTCTTTGCATCGGTCCAGAGATAGGCACGGATGCCGTCTATGTTCCTTGGGTTATTACCAGAAATACAATGTGCCTTCATCGAAGTATTCAACAAAGTATTTCCATCATAAATAGTTACCGTGCCATCGCTATTGTTTTTAACCATAAATTTCTGTGAATTAGTATCGTTTGAATTCCACAGTTGAAGCTGCGATCCATTGGCCAAAGATCCGCATGAGTTATCTATACAAACTCCAGTATCAAGAGCCGTACGAATTGAATACGTACCTTCTTGGAGCGTTGGAATTTCAATAAATATCCATTCCTGATCGTCGCCCCCACGTTCAATAGACCAGAGATTAAGATTTGTTCCAGCCTGAGGACTAGTACTTGCCGGGTTAAGACAATAGTTTGTATTTGACTCGAGAAGAATCTTATAAGTAGTATACGTACTTCCGTTATACACTTTGGACGACTCTGTGGACTCGATTTTCCAATTCTGAGCACTAGAACCATTACTGGTATACTGCTGAATGTTTGACCCGTTTGCTATCTTTCCACAGGCAACATCAATATACTTTCCAGTAAGAGGGAAACGGAGACGTTGGTGACCACCGATAGTAACTATCTGCATCATCTGAGCTTCGGAACGATTCAAATTATAGAGTTGGACGTTACGTCCTTCGTCATCCAGACCCCCTGAAACGTCTATACAAAGATTGGTGTTTTTTACATTTAAAATATAATAACTTCCATCAGATACAGTAGACACGGTGGTCACCTCCGCTTTTTACATCCGCGAGTTTATACGTAAAGTGTTCATATTACTTACAGTTATAGGAAGCATGTCATCGGCTCCAATAGTGAGACCAGGGGCATTCTCCGAAATATAACCGGGAAGATTTTCTTCAAACGAAGAAATCTTATTACCAATATCATCAAGTCTAGAACTAAGCGAGCCAATACTATTATTAAGCTCGAATTGGGTTTGCGCAGTCTGATCAGCGGTGGCCGATATGGCCCCGATCTGATCCTCAGAGTACGTAGCTGCGACTTGCTGATTAGCAAACATTCCAGAGATAGCACTACTCTCATTTTGAACCTGAGAAAGGTCCAATACAGGAGTGATGGTTGGGCTAATTTCTCCGGGGTCAATCGACCCGGAAAGCTTAGAACTTAATCCACTAATTGCCGAGAGAGTAGCCTCGCCCATGCTGGCACTGGCATCTTCAGCAACATATGAATACTTCTCTAAGCCTATCGCCATTCCCTCGTCGGCATACATACCTAACTTAAAGAATTCCTTTGAAGGAGAGTGAGAATCGATGGCTTGCTTAGCAGCATCGAGTGCAGCACGACCCATAGCGTATGCTGCGATTGAAGCGGATCCTTCGCCATTACGAATACCATTGGCAAAACCTTCAGCAGCATACGCACCAGCACTACTAAATTCTCCGGCAGCACTACGAACAGCATTGGCCGCAGTATTAGCTAACCCAGAAGCTGCTCCGCCAACGGCTCCCCCGCCACTACTAATTCCACTTGCCAAAGCCATTGCAGCTGATACGCCGGCAACCATAAGCACCACAGGAAGTGTCATTGCGGCAGCGGTTATAGATACCGTTATTGAAAGCATAGACCCAACAACGGCCGGGGCGGCACTAGAAATGCCTCCAGCAAGGCCAGAAACGGCAGCAGCACCAGTCATATAAAGCTGACTGGTTGTCATTGCAAGCATCGCACTAAGCATAGACAAAGACGCCATCAAATATGCCATAGCTCCGGAAGCAGAAGCAACTTCGCCATCGACCATAGATAACGCCATATTAAATGACATCAACGATGGGCCGGCCATAGATGCCCCCATACCAAGCATAGTCATGCCTGTGCCAAGAGTAGTTAAGCTAGTTCCCAGATTCTCATAGGTGCCAGAATTATAACCTAAAGTAGCCAAATTCGTCAAATCTGTAACCAACGTCGGAAGAAATACAGACGCTGTGTTAGCAGCTATTAACCCCACAGAAAGCATAATCAATGCTGCCCCTGCGACAAGAGCGCCATTTCCAAGATTATTAAGAGCATCGCCAGTAGAAGCTAACGCCCCGCCATCAACTTCAGAAATCTGCTGAAGCCCAGTAGCTATAAGCGGCATCATAGGAGCACTAGCTCCAAGAAGCATGCAACCAACACCAGCTATTAATGACGCTGCGCCAAATGCAAGCAATCCTGGGGCAGCGACAAGAAGGGCTGCTCCGGTAATTCCTAAGGCTACACCATCAATCTGATTAAGAGCCGCTATGCCTGTTGCCACAGCGGGAAGCCCCGGAGCAGCGGCGGACATCATCAACAATCCTGCTCCAGCTGGGATTGCCCCAAGGCCAAACACAACAAGAGCCGCGCCGACAATAGCTAACCCACCAGCATCAATTCCAGCCATCTGATTAAGACCCGAAGCAATAGCTCCCATCTGCCCAGAGCAAGAAGCCATCATCATTATTCCAGCACCAGCAGCTAAAGCGCCAATACCAAACAATATAATTCCTGGGGCACCAACAAGCATGGCCGCACCGGCGGAAGCAACTGCAACGCCAACAGCCATCAACGTTCCGGCATCAACAGAACAAAGCGCTGCAATTCCAGAAGCTGCCAAATATATACCTGCGCCAATTCCAAGAGCAGCTATACCGAGAGCAAGTAAGCCAATCGCACATCCACTCGCTATAGTTCCGACAATAGCAAGACCAGCAGCTGCAAGAACAAGAATAACCATTCCCGCAGCAAGACCAAGTAAAGCTATTGCCAAGCTGTTTGGATCAATGGCTGAAAGAAGAGTCAACGCTACGGCTATAGCAACAACCGCTACGGCCATGGCTAGAATGCCAATAGCCCCCTCAATAGAAACCTCACCAACCTGAGCAACTAAGATTAATGCCGCAGCGAAGACAACTAACGCACCAGCCAACGCAACCGTAGCATCGGCCAAAGAAGTAGGATCAAGTTGCGCCAATGTGTCAAGCGCTAATGCTATAACACCAACAGCTACCGCCATCGCCAAAATGCCAACAGAGCCTTCTATAGAAACTTCTCCGACCTGGCTTATGATCGCCATAGCTCCAGCAAATACTATAAGAGCCCCCGACAAAGCTTCCATAGCAGCAGATAATCCAGCCGGGTCACACTGTGCTAATTCATACAGTGAATATGAAATAATACCAACGGCGGCAGCCATAGCCAGAATACCCGGAACTGCTGAAAGCGATATAGACCCCGCCTGTGCAACAATTCCCATAGACACTGCAAATATAAGCATTGCCTCAGAAATAGCGTTTGCTGCTGTAGAAACAGCATTTGGATCACATTGTGCTAAGAAATACATTCCAGCGGCAAGAACAGCAACAGCGACTGTAAAAGCTACGATACCGCCAAGTGTCTTTCCAGCATTTTCAGAAGCCGCTTCGATAATGCCAAGTGCCGCTCCAAAGGCAAGCATGGCAACACAAATGGCTCCAGTACCCTTAATAATGTTTTCTGTCGGCATCGTGCCAAGGATACCAATAGCAATTGCTAAAATGCCAATAGCAATAGATAACACAATCATCTGCTTAGAGCTATCTTTAGCACCCTTTGATGAGTTATTTATTGTCTTTACAGCAATTGATATGGCAAATAAGCATGCCGCAACTGCTAGGCCGCCCTTTAATAACGTATTACTATCCATGTGGCCAAAAATCTCAACCGCTAAAGACAATATGAGAACTGCTCCAGCCACAGCTAAAATTGTCTTAGCACTTCCAGAAGATCCCTTTGCTGCCTTATTTATAGCTGCCACAGCAATGGTAAGAGCCCCCAAAGCTACACATACTGCTAAGATTCCGGTTCCCATTGTTGACCAGTCGATGCTATTATATAGCATTATTGCACCAGCTAATAAATATAAAGCTATGGCAATAGCAACAATTGTCCCGGCACTCTTAGTAGCCCCCTTGGCCGAAATATTTATAACCGAAACTGCTGCGGCAATACCCAATAGAACCATAATAACAGCGTCAAGACCTTGCTTTAAAGCATCTGGATCCATCTTACTAAGCTGCCCAATAGCTTTAGTAAGTATAAGAACGCCAATAGACAAAGCTATAAGTGAACCAGCAACTTTCACGGTGTTCGTTGTAGCTATAGATATGACAGCCATCATACCACCGAGATCAATCAGCAATGTGCCTACTGCTGATAAACCTTGCTGAAGGGCATTGGGGTCCATCTTACTTAATGCCTTAACGGCGATAACTAATATTCCAACGCCAGCAGCCAAAGCAAACATTCCTATGCCAATAGACTGCATAGATCCAACATCGACCTTACTTAAAAGCTTCGATGCAACTACCAACGTGGCCGCGGCTACAGCTAATGCCCCCGCGGCTTTCACCAATTGATCAGCTGGTATGAATGCTAGAACAGCTAATGACGCAGCTAAGATTCCGATAGCTATGGCTACATTCTTAATACTCTCAGACTTAAGCTTCTTCTGAAAAGCCCTTACGGCATCTCCAACGCCCAAGAAATCAGCAACGTTGAACCTAGAAAGATTCTCTGAAATATTGGTGAAGGATTTGATTAATCCGGAGAAGTTCTTAAGAAGGCCACTAGCATTCTTAAGAAGTGCACCAAATTCAAATCCTACAAACAAAGCAACATACTTTTCAAGAACCCCAGCAAGTTTATCAGCTTGGCCAATAAGAAAATCTTCAAATCCGGATATGGCATCCTCGATTACCTTAAAACCACTAGAAAGTCCGTCGCCGATACCCTTAAGCCAATCAACAAACTTCTCGAGAGGAGTTTGAATATTAGTCTTTGTATCTGGCTTTGTGTCTTCGGTAAGACTCTTTGCTTCGGCAATTTTAGGCTTAAACACATCATCCAGGAAATTGCCAATACCCTTTCCTATATCGCCAAGCGATTTAAGCAAATGGGTAAGGAAGTCATCTAGTGCAGAAAGAATATCTGACAAATCGGGAAGCTTAAAATCAGAAAATGCTTGAGTCAGCATGGAGAAGCCCTCTGAAAATGCCCCCGCAACAATAAGAAGCGGGTTTCCAGAAGTAGCATCTACCGCGCCATTCATAAAATCAGATATAGATTTAATAACATTTCCAGCGTATTCGCCAATAGTCTTTCCTATGGTAGAAAGGAAATCAACGACAGGCTTAAACATAGCCTGAAGTGAATCAAGCAGGCCATTACCATTAGGAAGTTTTATACTATTAATCCCATTATATATAGATTTCTGTAGGCTACTAAACGCATCAGATATAACCTTTGCCGGATCGTTGCTGATCTGTATCTGAGAAAAGAAGTCAGATATAGCTTTGCCAACGTCCCCAAGTTTTCCAGTTATTACTGACCAAGCATCCTGCAGGACAGTTACGATTCCGCCAAACACAGTAGCAAAGAACGTTCCAAGATTTCCAATTCCAGGAAGATCAATAGAAGATACAAAACCTCCTATAGCCCCGGCAAGCATCTTGAATACGGTAACCAATGTAGTAATAACAGCCCCGGTAGGCTTAAGTGCATCAAAGAATCCAACAATAAAGTCCTTAACCGTGCATAAAGCATCGCCAAGAGGCTTTAAGAAATTAGCAAGAGCGTCTACGCCCGAACTAAAGTCGTCAACCGTTGGAATTCCCTTATCTATTGCCCCGACCCAAGAACCAATCAAACCTGTTACAGAAACAAATATTTCAGCTAATCCGCCAATAACAGGAAGCACAAAAGTTGAAACAATTTTAGCTATATAGCCAAAGGCTTTGCCAACTGCATCGGCAACAGCGAACACTCCAGAGAAAGTATCGCTCAGATTCTCAAAAAATATCTGGCCACTAGAAGCAGATTTTCCAGCAGAGAATATAGAATCAGAGACCTTATCAATTGTTTTCCCGACCACACCGGATACGGTTCCAAGTGCAGCTGTAGCATCTGTAGCATCGCCAACTGCTTGAACAGACGTTTGGGCAGCGCCACTTAAATCCACGCCAAACGTATTACTTACTTCGGAAACAAGGTCATCATACTTTGGGAGCATCTCCGTTAGCTTTTCAAAACTAGCGGTAATATTATCTATAGTCTGAACTGTAACCGGAGGAAAAATATCAGCCCAAGCCTGACCGACAGCAGTTCCAACACTTAAAATAAAATCGGATATGTTCTTAAATCCATTATATAAATTAGTAAAAGCTTCTTGGATAGGCTCAGTAAACTGGTAAACAGCGGAACCATTATTCTGTAAACTTTGAGCTAAGACATTCTGATCAATTATTCCATTTAACCCCTTGGTTATAGCATCTGCTATTCCATGAAATGCCGTTGTAAAGTCTTTTTCCACGGGGTGAAGTGCAGTTCTGAGACCGTTTAAAGCCTCTCGGTACGCATTAGCTATTGATATAAGGTTAGCATAGCCATCCGTAGAACCCTTGGTCATGTATTCGTTATAATCTTTTGACGATATAAGTGTAGATTCGAAGTCTGCACCTATCTTAGCCATAGCAGCATGGACGTTGTCCATAGCTCCTGAGAACGTCTTGTTAGCATCCTTAGCGTGCTGACCAAATGCCGAGTCCATAGCATTAGCGAATGTCTGGAAATCGATTTGACCCTTTGAAACCATCTGACGAACAGTTGCCTCGTCAGTACCAATATAATCAGCAAGGGCCTTTGCTGCGTTTATTCCTCGGCTAGAAATCTCAAGAAGCTGCTCACCCATAAGACGGCCATTACCAGCAACCTGAGTAAATATCCTAGCAACATCGTCATAACTAGACCCGGTCATTGCTGCGACGCCAGAAATTCCCCTTAAGGAATTCTTCATATTTTCGCCAGCAGAAACACCTGAGGCTGTTAACTGGCCCGCAGCCATTGCCGCGGAGTCAAGCCCATAAGCAGTCCCCGAAACAGCATAATCAATATCACCGTACAGATCATCCCAACTTTTTCCAAGGCCTTCAATCTGGAATTTGGCCTTCTCAATGTTGGATGCTCGATTCCATCCTCCAGAAACTATAGGATCAATTAGATTCTGTTTTATTGTAGTTCCGAGACCCATAAATGACTTAGTTAATTCACTAACAAATGTCATTCCAGCGATTCCGGCTATGCTAAACCTATTAGATAAAGAGTCAAGCGAATCCTGTATGCCAGATAGTGAAACGTTATTCGCAGCTTTGGTAATACTATCAAAAGTAGTAGCAGACGTATTATCATCGAGCGATGTCTTAAGCTTATTAAGACTTTCAAGCGTAGTTTGAACCCCGGCTTCAAACTGTGCGTTATCGAACTTCATCTGGACTACACGCTCGTCAACAGAGCTCACGATGACTGCACCTCCTTCCATGCTGCTTCGGCTATCGAATCAAATATGGGCCTAATTGATGGGTTTATGTAATCCCTTCCCGCAACATACCCACCGCTACCAGTTCCGTGCCCATACTGAATAATCACGGCAATATTAACGCCTTCGTTGATGTTAGTATTAGACCAATATATAGACGATGATCCTAATGACTGCTCGATTTCATAAGTCCATGATTCCGAAGTTCTTCCAGAATCTTTAGGCGTAGCCGCTGAAAGTGCAGCAACTCCTTGCGCACCATAATCATTTAAAACATCAAGATACTGCTTTCGTTTCATAGCTGCTAAAAACTTTTCAATATTTGAAAAATTGCCTTTACTTGAAAACGAGATCATTAAAATCACCCCCTAGAATGCGATTTAGCCCTTCGAGCTGCATTCAATTGCTTGTTCCTAGCCATTATCTCAGATTTGCTCATTTTCTTCTTGGAAGGATTATTCTTTATGGAACAGATTCGTATCAGAGTAAGTAACCTGTTGAGATGCCACTTTTGGCATTCGAATGGAATGTTGTAGGCGACCATCCAATAATATATAAGTTCTGACGTGATTACTTCACGACTCGGCCTGCCTTTATGCTCGGTAAACCATGTGGCAGTCATAGAATCGTCTATATAAGAATTTATTTCCTTAAGAACGCTCATCGGAATTCCCAGATAACAATTCGGATCAACGTTCTTTGTTATTGTCATACACCGAACATAGTCAATTGTTTGCTCAGTGGTCTTCTGCTCTTTACTAATAAAGGGCTTTTTCCACTTTGACTCCCATTTTGAAATGGAGACAAGGGAATGCTCCAAGCAAAGATCCTGCTGTTTGCAGGAGACAAATTCATTAGCCTCCTCATCAAACGCTTCAAATTCAGGTATCGTCACTCGGAGCATTCCGCTCACCTCATTCTACTTAAGAATTCTTATGCATTTCAAGAACCTTCTTGGGATCGTCAGGACTCAGTTTACTATTATCCTTTGCATCCTGAGACATATCCTTTGGAAGAATCCCATTAACAAATGCTGCGGCCTTGTCGGCGTCAGTAGACAGTTCAACAAACAGATTGGCATATGCCTCAGTCTGTTCGAAGTCATTGGAAAGCTCTTCCGACTTAATGAATCGACGTCCGTCATCCGACTTCTCACCATAAGACTTCACGATGAGGTCCTTAAACATAGAGACAATCGCCGCTGAATCTTTGGTCGAGATGATCTTATTAATATAAGTCTCAAGACCGCCAGCAGTCGACATCTCCATTTCATAAACCTCGGCCTTAGAAAGATTGAAATAGAAATCCTCGGTGCGCTCGTTTCCATTATAATCGGTATACTCGATAGTCTTCTTAAGCATTTTCTCCCCTTTCAAGAGATGCTTTGTTTAAAAACAGCCTAATTTACTTGGTCCCGATAAGAGTAATAATCTCGGCCGGAAGCGGAAGACGAGCAGTCGCCGTCTCACCTTCGCCGCCATAAAGAATCGTCTCAAGAGCCAAAAGCTTCGTCGCGTCAATCTTAGTGCTGTCAATCGTAATGCACGCAGTCGGCTTAAAGCCAGGAACATTCACCTTGTCCGCCGTAACATCCCAAGAGAACGAAATTGCATCAGGCGAGTCGTTAACGGTAGCATAGTCCTTCTCCGAAGGAGAAGCCGTGCAGCCATAAATAAGGTGAATCTTATAACCATGGGCATCGAGATCAGTGTCATTGCCAAGAATGGTCTTGTACGAAAGACCAAACTTCTTACGAGACTGCTGGCCAATGCTCACGCCCTTACCAAGATCAGCGGAGCCATCGCATGCCCCCCACTGATCAGGATACGTGTAAGCCTCGATCGTAGCGCCAAACTCCTCGGCGGCACGAAGCGAAGCATACTTCATATCGTCTGCATAGATAGCCGACTCGTCAGCACCAGAGGGACTCTCAGTAACGGCAGTAAGACCGTTCCAAGCAACTCCGGTAGGATAGCTAGCAGTAGTGCTGTCATACGGATAGAGAACACCATTCTTAGTACCAGTCTCGTAAACACGAGATCCAGTCTCATCCCAAACAAGCTTAGCCATTATTCCTCCTAATTAGAAATATAGCAAATATACATCGTGATAAAGATTTTCAGTAACAAAGGTTCGATTGTACTGAATATAGGTGAAGTTATCAAATATAGAATCTACCAAAGTCGAATCCGGATCTCGCTGAATAAGCGTAACGTCGTATCCGGTTCTGGTCGTATACGCTTTATCATCAGCTCGTTTGATAGACTTTCTCGAACGAGTATAGACAATACACGGATACGAAATCTTTAGCCCCTCGGGGGGATTAAAGTATACATTACTAGAACCCAAACATTCTTCAAGCTTTCGCTGAAGCTCGTATCTACGAGGCTCGGTCCCCATGGTATACACCCCCCAAAGTAATGATGATTCTTGGATATGTAATTTCTACATTACTAATTTTCCAAGCAGTCTGATTCCAAACAACAAATATCATGTTCCCAATATTCTTGTCAATAAACGAATCTGAAAGAACACTAATCTTATTATTTAGAAGAATATCATCATTTGTAGAATCGGAATTAGATTCATACTTTCGAAAATTACTAATAACCTCACCCTTGTATGGACGTTCGGTTATAGACGGCGTCCAAACTCCAGGAACTGTTGAATTGGTTACAGAAAAACCAATCACTCCATAAAATCTAGCCACCGTCTATAACCTCCCAGTCTCATTTTGATTCAGCTAACAGCCTAATGAACGTCAGTGATCGAGCCGTTGCTGATGGTCTCCTTCTCAGGGGCCTTGGTGGTGTCAAAGCGAATCGTCTCAGCAGACCAAGGAATGGTCAGACCAGCGGAGCAACGAGTCTCCATGAGATACTTGTACTGGTTGTAGTCAATGTCGAAATCATCAAAGTTGTTGATCTCGCCGCCCTTGTCAGCGCCAACCGTGTAATCGCTGGGGTTAACCTTGATACCAAGGATGTCATAGGTATCGGTGCCATCGACATGAGTCGCGGACTCCATGTCAGGAACGTCGACAATCTGCGAAACGCGAAGAGCAGCGCAGAGCTCATCTTCGGAAGCATACAGACGACGGCCGGTGGTATCCTTCACCCAAAGCATCTTGGTATGGGTGGTAGGCGAAGTGAAGAACATGGGGGTACCGTTGCCACGATAATAGCTGTGGGCAAGTGCAATCTCTTCGATCATCTTAGCGTAATCAGTGTTCTGCGAAAGGTTAACCTTCACGTTAAACACATCGACATCGCTAGCGATAGGACGAATGTGCTCCTCATCGATCTTATCAGGGGACTCGGCGCTGCGGCCATCACCAATCAGGAAGGCACGGCCAAGCTCCTCGTTGAGCTTGATGCGCATCTCCCCACGAAGCCAATTCACAACATCGAAGTCAGTGATGTCGACGATGTCGTCACGATCCATCTTCTGCTTCTTGTACACGGTCTGAGGCGTGGTCTCACGCTTAGCCACCTTGAAGAACTCGTTGACCTTCTGCTTGCCCTTGATATAGCCCTTGGCACGAGCATCGGCAGCGGTGATGTCCGCGATGATCGTCTTGAACTTGGCGAACGGAACATGCTTGGTACCGTTCATGATGACATTGACCCACTCGGCCTGCTGATCCATGAACTGAGGACCATCAGCAACATCCTGAGCATCAGGGAAAAGAACCGAAACATTCTGGATGCCATAGTCGCCCTCAGCATGAGCAAGGACAGACTCCTTGAACGAAGCGCCATGCTTAACATCATTCATAACATCAGAGAAGAGCTGATCCTTAATGCCCTCAATATCGGAATGCGAAAGAACATTGCCCTCGGAATCAAAAACGTTATGCTGCATATCATTTCCCCCATAAATATCAGACTGGGCGACCTCGTCAGAACCCTTGTCCTTCGAATCGTCGCCACCATTTTCCTGAAGAGCAAGACCAACGAGATACTGAACAACGGTCTTCTGATCGTCGGTCATGGCATCATAAATGTCCTGAACGGTCTTGTCACTGTTGTCCTGCGCAGAAGCAGCAGGCGTGGTCGGGGTAGTAGCATTGTTCATGCTGGGATCCTCCTTGTTTGAATCTTTCTTAAAATTCGCCGGAATGTCAGACTGGGCAAGCTCAGCATCTGGCTTTGCTGGAGCACACTTGGCGGCACTAGGAGCAGCAGCCTTAGATGTGGTCTCATTTTGATTCGGCTTAGAAGCCGTATCCTTCTTGATCAGCTGAGCAAGAAGCTTCTTCTGATCATCCGTGAGGGAATTGACAAAGTCCTCAATCGACATCGACGAATCGGACGACTTATTAGACTGTGCCTCCACATTAGTATTTGAAGTATCCGTAGTATTATCTTCTTTCTTAGTATCATCCTGAACGTCGGAATGAGCAAACTCAACTTCGTCACTATCGAGATTCACCCAAGACTTTATAACTGCTTCGTCAGAAAGAGTCTCGTAGCTATCGTCACTATGCTGAATAGCGACCTGCTCAATTTCAGCTCCAGGGTTAGCCCCGGCAAGAACAAGGCTAACTTCACGAATAGCGCCATGAATTACGTCATGACCGGTTTGCTTAAGGTGATTGGCATAAATAGAAAGAGAACAAATGTCCCCGTTTCGGACAGCTTCCTTTGCTGCCGCAGCCTTATCCGTATCATTAAAAGAACAATACGCATATACACCATCAGCACGGTTCTGAAGATCTGCGTGGCCAAGAACATTCTCTGGAGCATCGTGCATATGATTCCACACGAGTGGGACACGCTTTCCATCGCACGCCTTAAAAGCATCACGACGAATCACTCGCCCGTCAGAGCAAAGAAGATCGTTCTTGGTAGCATATCCGCCAAAATCATACTTCATACTTAAACCTCCAATCAATTATTTTTTGTATTACAAAAAAAAATATAATAATCCAGAATAGAATAGAAAGATTTTCATATAGAGCATACCTTTGAATTTTTGTATAAGATATGCATCAAAGTCAAATCAAATCTATACTACTAGAAAATATCACTGAGCATTGGTTATTTCGTTCGCAGTATCAATTAACTTAGATTTGTCGCCCACAATATCCGTTAACTCGGAGCTGCTATCCTCCTGTGATACCGAATTTGCTGCTGAAGGAGAACTAGGCTGTCCTCCGTCCGAACCGTCAGCAGGATACAAATTAGAGTTGGTAAGTGTATCTGCCTTAGGGTCAGAACTAGGCTTAAATCCGATAATAGATCTAAGTTCATTAGATGTGAGTATCTCGTTTCGCGCAAAAGCATCCGCCATATTAGCAATATCAGTTGCAGGAATTAAGCTAAATACATCATTGAAATATACAATCGCCTGTCCTTGAGATCGGGCAGTCTTAGTAAGAAACTTCCTTTGAATCTCGTCTTGAAACGAATCCAGTATTGTATTGACTGTACGCTTATAGTAATTCTTCATTACGGCTTCACTAGCGGTACCATTCATAATATCAGTGGTGAGCCCCAATTGACTATAAAGCATGTCAGTAAGATTCTTAATCTGATCTAACAGATTGTTCTCAACGGGACGATTCAACTGAGTAATATGCTCAGTGGCATCAATATAAGCGATTCCAAACTTCGAATCTTTTAACTGAGCCTCAATCTCTGCTTGCCTAGTAGCGGCACGGGTCTTTTGCATTTCCGACTTTAACTGATATGGAAGCTGGACGATAAGATTCATCTTTCCAGAACCACTTTGATCATCAATATAGTCAAGAAGGTTGAGCTTATGTATAAGACGCTGCAAAGTTGAGTTTGGCTCATTCATGATTGAATAGAATGGATTCTGAACTATAGCCACAATCTCTTTAGGAAGTGTTACCGTTTCCTTGTTTCCTGTTCGATCGTTATAAAGCTCTATCTGAACATGACGAGGATACCACTGAACTATTCGACCTACTCGAACCGTCTTAATATCATATGATCCCATAAGAGGATCCCCAACAGTATCAACAGGAACAATGGCAACCGTTCCCTCGTCAAACATCGACATAACAGCGTCCTGTATAAGAGACTTTCCTGTCTGGTCAATGTTAGCTTCCTGAGTTAAAGCATAGTTTAACCCAGAATCAATCGGTTCCAAATATCGATTATTACCATCAACACGTGCATGCTCTAAATTTATCTGAGAGACATCAACTGCGATTCTATTGTAAACAGAATTCACAATAGAACGTTCGTTTCCGATATGCCCTCGATTTCTAAAATCAGGACGAGAAGAAGAGGTACCCAATGTATACGAAAAAGTTCTAGAACTATCCGTATCTGTAAAAGCATTCCATGCATTTTTCATTCTTGATACTAAACCCATAAGCACCTCCCTTCCGAATGATAAATATAAGTCTAAGACTTGGCTATTAATTAATTAGAAGGATTTTGAAATTTCAGAAGCTTGCCTGAAATAATTTATATACTTTTCTCCAAGTTTTTTATCACTATCAGAAATATCAACAATATTTTGCTGCTTATATTGGGTCTCCATATTATCGTACCATTTTTTTGCTTTATAAGCTTTTTTATCTGCCCGGGCCTTATACTTTTCATATTTTGATTGGGATCCGAAAACCCCGTACTTCTTGTTAACTGTCTTACCTATCATTTTACTAGCTTTGGCATTAAGTTTATTTAACTTTTTACTATCTTTCGATAATTCGCTAACCATCTTTTTTTTAGCATTGGCTTTATCAGAAGCTGTTTCGGCATTGGCATATGCCCTGCTTGCTTTTCGAACTCCCCACTTCATTCCAAGAACTCCATGATGTGCTAAATAATCTTCGTTCATACGCTATCCCCTAAGTATTATAATTCCATGGTGCATCAAATAGTCATTCATTTAAAACATCTACAGACAAGAATTAATATAATTCGATCCAGCAGAAACATTACCCGAATTAAGTTCGCCCATTCGTGAATTCATAGCATTAATAAATACAGTATTCTGCTGTATAGTTCGACGTGCCTTGGAAACCTTGTTATCGAGCTTTGCCGACTTCACCGTGTATTTATTAGACTTATAGGTATACTTATCCGTGTTTTCTCCATCATGTTTATAAGTATCCTTTGACGCCTTATAATTAAACTTAGCGCCTTTCATAGCCATCTTATTCGATTTGTTGGTCATTTTATAAATTTTGTTATTAAGCTTTTCGTTCTGAGACGTAAGCTTATCTTTTTTATTTGAAAGATCAGCATAATCTGTGGAGGTCTTTATCTTATGCACACCCCACTTCATTCCAATAATCCCATGGTGCATTAGATACTCTTCGTTAGTCATATAGCACCTCCATTCTTAATAAATATCATTCAAAAGCTTCCTTCTGCCGCTTATAAGCAACATAAGCATCCATAAGCGCCGAAACATTATCTATCTTCTTATCTCGGCGTTCCTTGAGAAGCTTTCGATTTCCGTTATTGTCTTCAAGAGTTATACAGTTTCCCATAGTAAACGACATAAGATTTTCATCAAATATCAGTTTCCCTTGCTCGGCGAGTTTCTTCAATTCTCCGAGAGGGACGGATTCCGTCTTTGACCCCTGCATAACTTTTTCAACACCATATGGGCTGTTCTCAGTAGACCACCGCTCAACAAACTCTTTGGCATTATATGGATCGTAGCCAAAACTTCGTACATCATACTGCCTATCAACAATATGCTGATCAACATCATTGTACACGTTGGTCATATCAAGAACTGTACCATCCATAACTATAAGCGATCCTTCATTAATAAATTCGTCATACTTATTTCGCATAGCCATCGGTAATTGCATAAGCGTGAACGAAGTTATATAGCTTCTGGTCTTTATTCCAAAATCTTCTCCGCCAAGAGGAAATAGGAATGTGAATGCACAGAAGTCATCCCCTTGCGAAAGATCCGCCCCAAGAGAACAAGGCATCTGCCAATAGTCCCGCTTACGCCGAGTCGGCAGAGTCTCATCATACGTAAAGAAGTACGTATAGCCCTCCATAGGAATACCAAACCTCTTTGCTAAAATATCATTCCTAGCCGCCGGGGCTTTCTCAGCTCGATCAACGTCAAGCTGATACGTTTCATACGTAACGGTCTTTCCAAGATTAGGGTTCGCCTTAAGCCAAAGAGAAGGATCGTTAATCTCTTTGGCATCATCAAGTCGATAATACCAAATAGATACATGGGGGTTTACATACTCGCCCTTTAGAATTGACATCAATTCCATTTTGATGGTATCGCCAGACCCATTACGAACAGTACCTTCTGAGCTTGTAGCTACAATAAGATAGTCATCAAGCTTAGACGCGCCTTGCTCGATTGCGCCAATAACATCTTCACGGACATCTCCAGAAAGCCACTCGTCTACAGTAGCAATCTTACATCGAAGCCCCTGAAGCTTGTCTATTGACATTGGCCGAGTTTCTAGAAGTGACCCCGTTAAAAAGTTTTCAATGCCCTTTTTAGTAGATGACAGCTTAACCCGGTTTGCCCTGGATCCTGTGGTATTCTGCATCGATCCTTCAGTTAAGAACTTGAATAACGGGCCTCTGGCTCTCGTGATTGCTGTTCTTATCGGGGATAGAACTTCATCGGCCTGCTTTAACGTTGGGGCTGTTGTTATCTGATGAGTAGTTGAGGTATCGACATTGAGAAAATAATTCTGTATGCATGAGTCATACATTGACTTAGCCGCGCCACGAGAGATAATAAGATACTGCTTGTTGATAAGCCGTTTCTTAATCATCTTTAACTCGTAATGCCCGCCATGATTATCTTCGTCCGGAACATACACAGATCTTTCAACAAAATAATACCAGCCAAATATCTCTTCAGCCCAAAGCTTAAAAGAATCTAATAAGTGAAGATCTTCGCCATCAGTAAGTGTTAATTCTTTTTCACAGAAATTAACAAAACCGTCCATAGCTCGATCATCGTAAAATATACCTGGATTATTGATCAATGAATCTATACGATTCATTTCCATAGCGACTTCATCATTTACAGGCATATCCCCTTTAAGCACAGAATCCCTAAATTCTCCATAATACTTAGGAACTGCCGTATTGGATAATGACATAGTCGCCTCCAAATATCTACTTCTTTAGATGCTTAGCCTTATAACCATCGAGCTCATTCGAATTCATGCTCGTATTCATATTAGACTTGTAATTCGCCAGTTTATCAGTCCCCCGCTTTATAATCTGGCCAGTCTTATATGCCGTCGTTTTGTTTGCCGGAGTATTATTATAATCGTCTATCTTTTCGCCCATCTTTGACTGATACGCACCATAATTATTGTCGGCTTTCTTAAGAATTTGCCCAAATTCTTTTGCCGTGGAAACGTCGCTCTTGTTTCCCTTAACAAAATCATCAGCCATTGACTGTGCAGTAGTACGAGCATTGTTGTTTGAATTACCATTAGATTGCGAATCAGAAGCCCCGCCGTTAAGCATGTTTCCAATTTGCTTAGTCAAATATTGCTGAGAAGCAGTCTTGATTGACTGGCCAAGAACTTCCCCGGCGGTATTCATGAAACGCTGACCCTTAGACATATGAGCCTGCGCATCATCAGCTTGAAGCTCACGATACCGCTTCTCCATAGACATTCGTTCAACAGCACTTTTTAATTCATCATTAGAAAGAGTCGAAGCTGGGCCACGTCCACGACTAGAGGTACCACCGATACGTAAAGCAACAGCATCATATAACTTTGACTCGTTATCAGATCGCTTCTTTGGATCTACCCCAGCATTCAAAGACTTTATGTCGTCTTTCTTTTCACTAAGCTTTTGCCTATTAACTGCCTGCTTATACTTAATGTTAGTCTTTGATTTCCCCTTATTCGTTCCTGTAACTTTGGTATCAAGAACCCCGGAGATAAGACCTTCAGCTTTAATATTCTTCTTTAAGCCTTTAACATACGTTGAATCAGACTTCTTGTATCCCAGCTGAGCATCCGATCGACGAACCCCCCACTTCATTCCAAGAATTCCATGATGTTCAAGATACTCTTCGTTTTCGGCCATATAATATCACCTCCTTAATCATATACAATAGGTATATGATACTTTTCACATACAAGATGCTCTATTTGACATCCGCGATTCTTATACCATCCAGTACAAAAATAAGCAGCGTCGGAAGCTGCCAATAACTCTATTTCTTTTCCTAAACCAAAAGCTGACTGCTGATCTCCAGTCAACACTTCATCAACAATATCAGGAAAAGAAGAATCGATTTCTTCATACTCTTCGCCAAGATTGTACTCGACATAGACTAACGCGGAATCACGTTCGACCATAAGTTCTTTATCACTTTTCCCAGACATAGCCTGAGAAATAAATAGTTTCTTCATGATTCATCATTCGTTTCGGCAGTAAGTTCGGCCATCTTAGCTATTTCAGCATTGACTTTTGGATCTTCCGCATTTTGCCAAAGTCGCCATTCTATTTCTGAGATCTGTTTTTCAATAGCCGTGATAACTGTTGATGACGCCGGAGGATCAAACACAAGTCGAGTCTTAAGATAAATATAAGTCTTAACGGCTTCGAGATTCTTAGCGTCTTTAACGAACTCGGTCCACGTATTTGCTTTCCCTGTAATAATGTAGTTAGGAGCACCTATTCCCAATTGCGATAAAGTAGTAAAGACTCCATTAATGTATACGATAAGCTCATCATCAAAATTGGTAAACGACTCTTCTATACCAAGCATTTTCTTAATAGTAGTCAGGATGCTTTCCATAGATCCTCCTTCCTATTTCCACGGGATAGTATCATTTTTTGTACGTTCAATTGGATCATGCATTAGCATTGCCCCATCGCCATAGTGAATGGCTTGATGGGTATTATTAGATACACAAATTAAATTCTCAGGATTAAAAATATCATAATCTCGATTAAGCAAATCATCTTCAGTTACTGGATTCAAATGATGAACTAGAATTCGTCCACCAATCATTCGATCCGGTATTCCAAGATCACAGCCATCATCGCGTATAATAATTTCATTTCTAAGTTGTTTCCATCGAGCCGATCTGTAAAACGCTTGATTCAAATATCGAGAAGATCCAAAAGTTAATGCCCCAACTTCTCCAACTAATCTTGCGTAATTGTATCGATCCTCAAATGTCCTGAATGACATCAATTCTGAATATGTTCTATACATCTTCGTCATCTTGCGCTTCATCTTGGCCGCTGTAATTGCGCATAGCCTTGAGTGCATTTGAATATAGATCTTCAATACGCTTCTGAGACTGAAGAGATTCAGTCTTAGCTTGCTCGAGCCTAACCTTTTGCTCAAGATCTTCTTGCTCAAGCCGCTCTCGAGTAGAACCTAATTTCAAGAAATGAACGACAACTTGCGCTGGAGCCTTTCCTTCTCGGAGTTGTTCCTCAGCCTGTTTCATCGCCAAGTTGATCATTACATCTTCTTGGTCCTTAGGAGTCTGAGCCGAAGACATTGGCTCGTCAGTGGAAGATGCCTTTCGTACTCTTGCCATTAGGTTGGTCACCTTCTTACTCTCTTTTCGTAGTAACTACTTAAACAAATTAGATAAGAAGCTTTGCACGTCCGCAATACTCTTTGAGGCTTCTTTCTTGAAATTAGAAATCTGCTTATCTAATGTATGCTTTTTTATAGATCATAAAAAAATAATTTATCTAATTTCCTCCACCGACAACGTCGAGCGCTTTACTAGACCCGACGTTGATTAATGTAATACTTCCATCGCCATGATCGACTATTGCCCACTGCTGAGCAGCGGTGCCATTGTACGGCCAAAGCTGAAGAGGAGTACCGTCAACTTTCCCTCCACTGATGCAATCAAGAACAAGATTACGATCGAGCGCGGAACGAAGAACAACGGGAACCGCATTTCCAGGCTTGTAGATGGATGCGTTCTCAACATCTTCCATGATCCAACCTTGAGCCGCAGTTCCGTTTTGTTCATAGGCCTGAATTGGGGTTCCCGCTTCACCACGACCATTGCACACATCAAGAGCGAGACCACAGCTAATGAAAATATACGACTGTGATCCATCGTCATGATTGATACGACTGAACCTCTGGGCATCGGTTGAGTTTCCATCATAGAGCTGCACCGCGGAATGGCGATGATCAGGAACAACTGAATATGTCGGACGGATTACTCCGATGATGTTAGAATACGAACGAGTACGTCGAGCAACACATCCGTTGTTGGTGTTGCCTTCAATGGTTTCCATATATGATTGACTCGGATGGTTAACTTCGCAGCAACCTATATGGTCTGGGCTGCCATCACCATTCCAGTCAAACAGAAGTAAGTCTCCGGGCTGAGCATCCTCGTTGTAAACAAGAGCCCCGTCGGATCGAGCCGCCGAAAGAATCGAAGGACAATATGCGCCAGGCATACCAGAAGCAGTTACACCAGACTGAGCTAGACACCAAGACTGAAACATGGCGCAATAAGGAACTCCGCTTTCGCCATAGTAAGAATCGCCACTCATTGAAGCATACCAACGACCATACTTAGTACCAGCCTCGGGATCATTCCAACGAGAATATCCAAGTTCGCCTCGTTCGGCATTTAAAAGGTCATTTGCTTGTCCCATCTTGCTTCACCTCGACATCATCCGGGCCGTCGCCATCCTGTGGGCCATCAATGTGATCTGTAATGTGCTCGGGAACATTAGTTTCAGCCATAATCGTTTCCTTTCTGTACAAATTAATTACTCTTTGAAAAGAACACCATTTGTTTTCAATACTATTAGCCTAGTTTTGAAGAATATGCTATTAGATTGAAACACTATTAGAAGACTTTCTGAGAGATGTGGACTAGTTTTAATATAGTTTTTACCCATGAAAAGAGAGGAAAGTGGGAAACTTTTACTGTGTGGTCAGTTTAACTATCCACATCTCTCAGAAAACCTTCTAAGAATATAACCCCCGGAGCTTTTTTTAGGAGGCCGGCGATGCAGGGAGGGGGGGTATACCCCGGCACCTCCCCCCCCTTTTTTAGATCTATTTTATATTATTTTTTTAATATGTCAGTAATATTTTTTTAAAATAAAAATTTATTTTTTTTTATTTTTTTATTTTTTTATTTTTTTTATAAAATTATGGCAAATATGTGTCCTTGTTGTGTAAAAGTTTTTTGTAAAAGTTTTTAGAAACTTTTTATTAGTTCGCTAGTGAGGAGGGCCAAGGGGGAAGGGTCGGGTGTGCCGGATAGAACAATTCTCTTTTGTGTAATCACATTTGTTAACAACTAAAGTGTTAGACTACTTCTCTTAGTCTTACCCATAGGGCCGTAGGGTGGGCAGGGGTAGGGGTAGGGGGTAGGACCCTACTCATCCTCGGTACCTTCCCTGGTCATGATGTACATTCCGTTGATGTTCAATCGGACTATGTCATCTATTGCGGCATTGATAGCCCGTTGGTTCTCAGCCTCTGTAAGAGAGCTGGATGTACGCGCTATCCTAGCTAGATAGGAGCATGTGTGATACCCCTTCTGCTCATCATAGGCATACCACCTATCAAAGTCCGTAGCTGGGTCAAATGGGTTATCTATAGTGCTTAAATACTTGGTAATCAACGTTATCACCTACTTTTAGGCTATATTTTGGCTAATATGGAGCAAAAAGAACGATAGAACGTCATTTTTATATTATATTTTATATTATATTCACACGTTTTTATATTATATTGTCAAATAACCCCTGATAAAATTCATTTTTTATACCTAAAAAAGAAGTAAATATAGAAAAGTATAACTTAGAAAGTAGATAAAACTAAAATCTCAAAACTATTTAATCAAATTTTTAAGACAACTCTTTTTAGGACACTTCCATTTAAAAACTCGTGTAAAAAACTGATTAAATTTTTTCGAAATTATAGTAGCAGTCTTTTTATTAACCTATTTCTAATTTTCTGTTATAAGAATATACTTATCAGTGGGGGTATCGCCCCATGCTAAATATAAAACATAATAACATCTTTAATATAGTAAAAAATATAGCTATGACGGGGATAAAAAGTATAAACAAAGTATAAGTAAAAACTAATAATCAAAAAATATAGAATAGCCACCCACTATAGAAGCTAGGTGGCTATTCTGATAATTAAACTATTTCATTTACTGTCGAAGGAGATATTCCAAACATGTCAGCAATCTCTCTCTGAGTAAAGCCTCTAGAATATGCAGCCTTTATCTGAGCCTTCTTTGCCGCAGTCAAAGTCTTCTTGTTTCGAGGTGTAGCATAAGCCTTAACCACATCCAAATCAGCACGTGTTAATATCTCGCTAAGCTTGTGATCGCTTATTGCCCCAGCCTGAATGGCTTCCCATTCCTTAGGAGTAATATCGACATCAACTTTTTTCATACCAAGATTTGCTCGTGCTGCAGTCAACGCTTGGGTACCGACTTTCTTAAGATCTTCTTTTTCCATGTCTGGATTATCCTGTCGGGCAATCGATACCTGTTGGTTAGCTATACTCTGAGCCTTACGTTCAAGTGGAGCCTTACGTTTAGCATTGGCCAGCTTGGCATCAAGCGATTCCACTTCAGCAGAATATGTTTTCTTAGCTGAACTAGACCAAGCCATAGGCTTCGTGTTTACAGCCGTAAGACGGGCTTCGTTTGCTAAAGCCTTGAGCTTATTAGCGTGCTTGGCGTATGCCTTTTCTGGATCCGTTCCCGAAGAAAGAGTATTAGCATCTTTTGTTTCAGCCATCTGAGTTGACACCATAAGAACCGGCTCGTATTTAACTACTTTCTTTTCTCCGGTGTTCTTGTCAACTTTAACGATAGCCTTTTTATCCCCGGTATACATCCATTCTTTTTCACCAGTAGTAGGATTTATCTTGTAATTCATCCTACGCTTGGGAACACGCGTTTCAGCTTTCGCCCTAGATATAACCGTAGAGGCTCCGGTCTTAAACTTGCCATCCTCGTCGTAATGCCCTTGGTACTTTTCCTTAAGCTCTTTAATTCCATTGTCTTTTTCGGACTGCTTGTAGTTAAGCTTATGTTTGTGGGCATCAATGACAACCATTGAATGCTTAACAGCACGAGTTAGCTCTTCGTCACTAGCCCCCTTAAGGGTCATGTCTGTAATAAGGTTGGTCACCTTACCCATTTCATTACCCTTTTGCTTATCACTAAGAACCTTCATTCCCTCGTAGCCAGGATATGCCTCCGAAGGATTGAAGTCCTTAAGCCCCTTTAGCGGAGAAGAACTTTTAATCTCTTTACGCGAGTTAGGTATAACAAGAACCGTGTCGCCATCAAAGTCGGCACCAGAAAGACGAGCAGCTACATCCGTATTAATACCCACGGCGTCCTTAAGCTGCCCGCCACCCTTAAATATACTCTTAGCTTCTTTGGAACTATGATTGTCAACCGTCAACTCTGGAATCTCAAACTTTCCTCCGTGAGGATATCGAATGAGAACCACCGACTCGCCATCTCTATAATCCGGAGCATAGATCTTGTTTGATGCAATATCCGTGAGGGGCAAAAGAACCTTAGTTGCCTGTCTAGGCATAGCTGCTGCAGAGAGATGGTCAGCGTCTGAATCGCACCCATCAGCAAAGCTCATAAGAAGCTTCTTCTTAACTGCGGGATTGGTAAGTGCCTTAATCTCATCAAGCTCAGATCGTTTCGAAGAATATGTAAGATTGAGCTGTTTGTTAATCAGCTCTTGCGGCTGCTTTGCCAGCATCTGGGAAGCAAGGGTCTTCTTCCACTTTCCCCAGTCTCCCTCTTCGCGAACAACGTTCAAATATCCCTTTTGCACAGGATGAAGACTCTCGTCAAGCTTAAGAGACGTCTTGAATGGATTGTCTTTGTTTATGGAGCCGTCCTTGTTAGTTTCCATTGACTTAAGAACGTCTTTTTTAGGAGTTCCTGAAGCCTTGTTGGTGTTAAACAGAATATCGTATCCCTTAGGAACGTTATCACTATAGATAGCCATTCCCTTAAGATAATGTGTGCCATCAACTCCAATTCGAACCTGGGCATACCTCGAATCACCAAGGTCAAGCCCAGCAACTCCTCGGCGCAACTCTATAACGCCGTCTCTATCGGTTCCACCTTCGTCGCCATAGCGAATAGCTACACGCTTAGACGAGATACTCTTTATTGGCTTAAGACCCAATGAAGAATATGATTGTGTATCATCACTCCAACGTTCATTAATCAGGCCAATGTCTGCTTGATGATCACGAACATCTTGAAGTGTGGTTCCTTCAGGGCAAAGAACCTTTCGGGTAGTCTTAAGACCGGTTCCTCGCTGGGTAACCTGAAGATTAATTACCTGATAACCTTCATGGGTTAAAGTATTGACAGCGTTATCAAGCATTTGCTTGCTGACTCCGACATCGTACTCAACGCCCTTGCCGACATCAAGATACTTTTTCTTTTCTATCTGATCTTTGAGCATGTCTCGAGTAGTAATGAGCCGATCATTACGCATTTTATTAGATGGATTGAGCAGGGATCTGATAGACGATTCGTTTTTTTCCATCTGACGGCTAATAGCCGTTATGCTCATTCCCGAATCCTTAAGCCTTCGAGCCGTAGAAATATCGGAGGCCTTCTGTTCAACCTTTGCCAGCTGGCGCTGAGATCTAAGATCGTTAAGGGACATACCCATTGCTTTTGCTATGTCCTTATCGGCGATGCCCTGTTCATGAAGATCTGAATATCGACTTAAGAAATTGCCATTACGCTGGCATGGGTTTTCACCAGAGCCCCAAGGATACCTCCCGGAGTGCCTAGGCGTACCATAGTGAATCAAATATCGCTCTTCTTGATCTTCGTCGCTCATGAACATTACACCTCCGATTCTGACTCTAGTTCTTCTAGTATCTGATCAAACGCAACAATCTTATCCATGATGTGGACAATATTGTCAAGTGGCGGCTCGTAAATATGGGCCTCATTAAACTGGTAGATCCTAAGTTCGATTCCTATCGAGGCTGGCTTGATTCCATACTCGAGACAAAAGAGAGAAGAATATATCTCTAACTGATCCATAGAGGCTGGAGTCATTCCAGTCTTTAAGTCATGGATTCTAAGAAACTTGTTCTTTTCAGAATATGAAATTGCGTCAGCCGTACCAAAGCAGTTTGGTGAATAGTACAAAACTTGCTCGGGGGTCATCTTATAGCCAATGGCATCATTGACATACAGATTTAAGGTCTTATTCGACTTAGGAAGATTCTGGTTTAGTGTTATGCATCGTCTCGCAAAGTCATGAAGCAATGTACCCTTCTGCTTTGCCAAATAATTAGAATATGTGTTGATGAGCTTGTCCTCATCATAGTTAATCCAAGAATGCTGGCTAGCGCTTAAAAATGCGTGCTTGCCATCAAGCTCTAAATGTTGATTGAAGTTCACACAAAACCTCCTCCTCGTTTTCTGGGCATACAAAACTTGCAAAGGACATCTTGTTTAATGTGTCAACATAGTAATCTTGGTTTGGCTGATGAGCAGCACTCTCTGTTTTCTTACATTCCAAAGCTGCCCACTTGTTTTCATAGAGAACAAGTAAGTCGGGAACCCCTTGAATATACCCAGCATCGTTCTTAAGAACCATGCATCCGGGAAAACATGTCTTTAACTTCTGGATGAGGCCGTGCTGGAACTTACTTTCTTTCATTGGGTTGCCTCCTTTGGAAAAATAAGAAAGAGTGTACTCTACCCTTCTATTCATTAGGCACCATGTATTCTACGCGAACCAAAATATGGCCTATTCTACCTGGTCTTTCTTCTCACCGTTTTCTCGCTTTTCAGGTTGCTGTATGACGTTTTGTTTATTTGTGTCTTTTTTGTCGAATTGATCAGTAAACTTAGACGTGAACTTAACGTAATTAAAGTTCTTCTTCTTATGCAACGACATGCCTATTGCTTTGTCTATTGGGGAATTAGTTTCCAAATAGTAATAGTATAGATCAGAATATGGAGAATTGAGACGATCTATTCTTCCAGCTGCTTGCTTAGTTGCCTTGTATGAATAGTTCAAAGAATAGAACACCATAGCATTTGTCTCTATGCAGTTCCATCCTTCCGCCCCAGCAGTGTATTGAACCAAATATGCCCAACGGTCAGTATTAGGAATCAGATCATGCTGATGCCCATTCCATTGTCCATACTCAACCCCAAGGCTATCACAAATCTTCTTAAGCAAGTCAAGCTCATAATTGAAGTTGTAAAATATGACCAAACGGTCGTTGGATTGCAGCAACTCCGTCATAGCATCGATTCTGTAATGTGACTCATTAACTATTCGTCTTAGAACAAAGCAAAACTCTGCTGCATTCTGGCAAGGCCGATCTTCATAGATGTTCCACTTGATCTTTTGTGTATCAGAATATAGCTGTTTGTCATAAGGAACATTAACTTTTATTGAATGCTGAGTATTCTTCTTCTCGTAATACATTGGAACAAGAACTTCTCGTTGTTCTCGAATTAGTCTGCCCGTATTCAAATATCGATCGACCTTTGGATACTTAGTGTAGCGACTATACACGACGTGTTGGCGAACAAAATCTGTTCTGTTCTTATAGAACCCGTTCGCTATGAACACCGGAATATAATCTGTCCACGTATCTCCAGGGGTTGCGCTCAGAATGATCCAATCATTACTTTTAGCAATCTTTAAGAACGCCTTAACCCAAGCCCCGCTGCCAACAACTCGTTGCTCGTCAAATATGAAGAATGCGTCAGTGACGTCTTTGTACTTTTTAATGCAATTCCAACTGTCAATCACTACGTCAATGCTAAGAACACTTTTTGTTTTGTCAGACGAGAGCCCAAACACTGAGCATTCTTTTTCCCAGCTTAAATCTTCTCTTTTTCTTGCTGTGGTAATAATATAAAGCGGCCTAGGCTTTGATGGAATTACAGACTTGCCCTTTCCGTTTAAAGAAAGTTCTCCCCCGCACACTTTGGTGTAAAAATATGCTAAAGACGTTCGGGACTTTCCTGAACCAACCCCGCCGTAAAGTATTGACCCAGTACTCAGTCTGTCTATAGCATCAATCTGATAATCATACAAGTTCATGGAGCCCCTCCTTTCTAAAATATGGGCATCTCTGCCCAAAGAAGACCCTATTATGGGCATCTACACACGAATACCCATAACAGGGTCTTAGAACGGCTCTCCGTGCCTCTCAGGGGCATTTAAACTAGAACGGAATATCCTCATCTGAGACGGAAACATCCGGAGCCACAGTGCGGGGAGCCATATCAGCATACTTCTGGGCAAAAGCATCCTCAACAATGGTCACATAGAGGGCATTCAAATATGCCTTAACGCCCTTCTTGCCATTCACTTCCCAATTGTACGGATTAATAATGAGGTCAGCGGTCTTGATCTCTGCCCAGTCGAGGGTGTCAACCGTGCTCTCATCCAGAAGCGTCTGGCCGTGTGAAGTGATCAGCGTGATTTTAGGAGGACGACCCTTGCCATAAGAAACTGCAACCTGAAGATATGGAGTATCCTCGTCGCCCTCTTCGCGAGCCTTCAAATATCGAACGTTCCAGCCATCCGCCTCAAGCTGCTTAACCAGCTTCGGGTCATCAAGACGAACACAGAAGTTCCTACGACCAGCCGGATTAAACTTGCTCTCCTTGCCAGAGAAGTTACGGAACATAATGTAAGCATTCTCGATGTTGATGTTGTTAGTAACACCATAATTCTTTCCAGGCATGATTACTCCTTTTCACTATCGCACAGAAACGCTTCAATGTCTCCGTACTTACTTATGTCTTCGACTGCTTCATCGACCAGTGACGTGAAATATGACTTGTCCACGTCTCCGAATCGATCTTGCAGTCTCACAACCTCGCTCTCAAGCCAACGATAGCCCTTTGTTCCAGCCGCGGCATAGTACTTCGGATTTCCAGAATCATCGTCCTTCTCACGATATAGAATTCCTCCGCCCTTGCCTGAGGAGATTGGAACAAACGACCCGGCTTTACCAACAAACGAATAGCTGTGGCCATTAGCTATCATCTCTGAAAGTTCTGAATCAGAATATCCAGAGAGATCAGCATTAAGCTTACGAAGCTTTCCAGTAGTCTTTGCGTTATACTTACGCTTCGCCATTTCAGTTTCGTAAGTAGAAACATCGTTGAGACCTTCATTCATGTCCAAATATAGACACGAATCACCAGTGACAGCCTTTGTCTCACAGAAGTCCTTATCAACTATCGGCTCATGGCTAAATAACGTCTTAAACACATACGGCTCGGCAAACTGCGCGCCAGTCGCTGTCCACTTTCCAACTTCGTCTCCGAAAGACTCCTTAGCAATATAAACTGCATCATTGACTAAGCACATCTTCTCGTAGGTAGCCTCATGCTCAAACGTATAGCCAAACTTCTTACCCATCTCGCACACAAACTCAATAATCTCAGGGGTAGCATCCGGGATCTTAATTGAGTCGGTCTTAATATGGGCAACTGTAAACCCTCGCTCTTGCACAGCGTGCTTAAGATCGATCATAAAGAGAGCCCCGCGCTTGGCAACGATGTTGTCAACATTACGAGGATCCTTAAACTTGTTGTCAAACTTGGCCGAAGTTAATCCATAAACGCTATTGATAGGAATCTTAAGAGCCTTAGACAAAGCCTTTGCCTGATCTTCGTGAGTCAAATATGGCGCAAGCTTTCCGCCCAGCATAGACCTGGCAGCATCAAACTCGCCGTGCTTAATGAATATACGTGCGTTCACTAGATCCTCATAGTTCTTAGTATACTCATCACCAAAGAGGTTTAAAGCTATGAGGCTATGCGGATGCATAGAGGCAATGTCTAACAAGGCAACATTGTGATAGATTCCAGGCTCAGAATATACATAGCCACCTTCGCCAGGATTCTCACCACGATAGGAACTCTTCCCATTCTCATACTTGTAGCCAGGAAATATAGTACTGAGATCTGTATAGATAAACTTCGTCTGAGGATGGCGATCGTTTCCGAACAGAATCTTCTCGGTATGCTGCCTATTGGTGTCATTTACCGACAGGCCACTGATTGCCGCAAGAAGCTGACGAGCAACGAAGTCTTCGTGACGGGCCTTAAACGTGGCTTCAGTAGCGACCACATCGTTCACACAGTAATCAGCGACAGTTTTCCACATGTCTTCTGGAACAGGCTTATCCCATGGAAGATCAAGCTCTTGGTGGTGCAATCCAAGCTCGATCTCAAACTTCTTAAGACTCTGCTTCTTTGAACTGAAATCAAGAACATCGGCATACGAAAGATTATATGCCTCGACAAAGGACGAGTTCTTACTTCCGCCAATAATCCGAGTCGAAAGATTGTAAAGTTGCTCATTATTGTAGCCCATGATACGAGCATACAGAATATGGTTGTCGTAACGCCTATTGTTGAAGCCGACAAGCCTATGATTAACAAGATCCTCGACCTCAATTGGTGTTGGGTTAATCATCTTGACACACTCTTTGCCTTCGCCCTTCCAGACAATGACAAACAGATTAGGAAATACCTCAACATCAAAGAAGACTAGTTCATCATCGGTTGGCTCAGAATATGATCCAGCATCATCCGACTGGAAGTGCATTTCCGTAACAAGCTTAACACAATAATCTGAATGATTAGTGCTGTTGTTTGCAAAAGCAAGAATAGCAGGCCGCAGATCGGTTACATCATAATGCAGTTCCTTGTTGGCATAAGCCTCGTCAAGAATATGCTTAATGAAATCAATACTTGGCTTTGTCCCAGGATGGATCTCTTTAGCCAAGTTACGACGAATCAACCCACGAAGTGCTTTTTCGTTCGAAATAGTACCAGAGGAAACCACTTTAACTCCTCTCTTTGGCAGCCCAGAAGAAATATGGGCGATCGGAACGTTGTTAAAGACGGTTAACTTTCTGCGAAGAGCACTGTTGCCTGTGAACACCTTAATTTCGATGTTGTCATCATACACTCTACTCAACTCAGTAGGATCGCCATCGTAAATATAATGCAGATGCACCCCAGAGCCACTCTTACTCAACTCAGAATATGTCTTTGGCCATGCTTGGGAAGCTTCAATGTTCTTATCGAGATCCTTACTGCCGTCATCGCCATGAATATCAAAGTCTATGACTATAAGATTCTCGGGAACTCTGACATAGTGAAGCCTCTTAGTATCAATGTCTTTGAGTGTGGTTGTAACATTATCCCACTTCTGTGAAGGATATCCATCTTTAGTAGCATACTGAGCAGGCTGATCCGAATACTCCCTATCAAATATAGACTCGTCATCAGCAAGCATCTCATTGGCATCCACAATAGTATCAGGATCACCAAGAACAAGCTTCTTTGAATCAGAATCTAACTTTTCTGATTCTTTGGCGTCGTCGGTACTATTTAACTCTTTAGTTTCGCCGATAATTTCCGCTTCGGAGGAAGTCTCCTCGTCATTCTTTCCGTCATAATAGAACTTATTCACAAGAAAACCCTTATAATAGTTTCTAACTTGTTTTCCATCAATATGAGTTTTCTCGCTGAATGATTCGAAGTAGTTCTTAAGCTCAACCTTGAATCGCCTCTTAGAAAATGGATAGGGGACCTTAGCATCCTCACAATAATCTTTGTAAAGGTCCCACGCACCCCTAAGCGTTATGCCTTCATTTGACATAAGACTTTCTGAGCAATCGACAACAAAATTGTAGAAATCGTTCGTATCGCCAATCATGTTTATCGCTCGGTATTCATCATAGTAATTTTCTCCAAGCTCGTTAAACACTGATAGACAATGCTTCGCTATTCCACCAAGCTCAAACTTAATCTGATTCATGTACTTATTGTAATCGTCGTGGCTAACTGTCTTTCCACTAGGATATACATCTATAAGCCTTCGTATGATTCCAGACTTGGCATCTGTAATCTTAACGGGCTTATTAGTTCCCATAAACAGGAAGCTGTTAATCGTAGATCGATACGTAGCCTTAAACTTCTCGTTGATGAGCATCATCTCATGAGAAGTAACACTATTGAGAACAGTGTTGTCCTCTATTTGCGAAAGATCACCATCATGTTGCAAAGCAACCAGAGGATCTTCCTTAAAGGGCTCCAAAGAAAATGAATTCTTGAAACTGCCAATAGCTTTAGCATCGAACACGGTATAATAGCCATCAAACAATTCTTGGATGACATGAATGATTGTTGACTTACCCGATCCAGGCTCGCCATAGATTACAATGAACTTCTGAATATCTTTTGACCGCCCAGCGAGAATTGATCCAATAGCCCATTCAAGCTTTTGCTTCTCAAGTGGATCATACAAAGTTCCTATCAAATTCTCATACGACGGAATATCTTGATCACACAGAGAATAGCTTAAGCGCTTACTTGCAAAGTCTTCCCGCTTAATCTTTGTGTCAGCAAATATAACCTTTGAGTCAAGCTGTTGATAGTTATCCGGAACGCGGTTAATATAATTCACCCATTCGTTCCAAACATCTTGATTCGACAGATAGGAAACTTTTACTTCAGACTCTTTTGGAAAGGTGTCCAACTTCTCTCTCAGTTGTTCGTCAACAATTCGTATAACATCAAAAGGATCTCTAGACCAAAGTTGCTTAGCTTCATCCCAAACCGCATAGAAAGCTCGGCCACGGACCATAAGGTCCTTGCTTTTCTTAACTACGAATTTTGGAGTAATATGAATGCCAGTTTTGTCAATTTTGGTGAGAATCCGAACAAAATCCAGTTCCTGCATTAATACCTCCTTTCCGCACTAATTTTTGGTAAAAAATGGCTGTTTTTTACCTGGGTACAAAAGTACAAAAATCGGGGTCTCTGTAACCCTTTTATATATATTAATTTACTTTAATATTAATAGTAAAAAAAAGTGTACTTTAGTACCCAGTTAGAGCAAATCCCCAGGTAAACCCTCAAAAATGCTGGGTACTGTTTTTTTAAAAAGAGTCCCCTTTTTAAAAAAAGTGTACCCACAAAAAGCCGAAGTGTACCCAGCTTTTTTTCGATTTTTTCGAAAAAATCGACCTGGGTACACTTTTGCATTTTCAGACCATTAATCACCGAAATTTTCATCAATGTAGTCATGCATCTGATACCAGATTTCCACGTCTTTTCGGTCCGAATATCGGTTAGAATGGAGCGGAAAAAGGCTTCCAATACCCTTTTTTCCATACTTCCTTTCAAGGAGAAAATCTATCGTTTTGTTGACAAATTTCTCCCCGTATTCCCCATTCCAGACCATTTCGGCATCGGTTGCTTTATCTAAACCTAGGTTACTAATAAGCATCCAAAACCATCTATCAATCTGGCATCCACGTTCACTATCGTATAGAATATCATCTACACGCATAGCCAAAGCCACCAACATCTCAAACATTGTACACGGGGTGTTGATGTTTCCGAAGTAATTGTTGTCATGAATCTCATTAGAGAACAATACTCGAAGGTATTGCCCATCTGCAGCACGGTTGTCATCATTATTGATGATCCAATAGTACTCCCTATCCATTAACAGATGGCATAAACTAGAGTAAATCTCATTTTCCGGACGATAAAGATTCACCTTCTCACCTAGCCATTGAAAATATGCAGTATCACTCATTGCTTGGTGCAAAACGTGAGGGTCCATGTTAGGACCCTCTAGTCGTTTGGCACTTCACCTCCATACAAATATGTTTTTAATCGTTATCGGCAGACCAATCGTAATAATTAATGTCATAATTAACATTAATCTTAATATCTGCACCCAGATTGTTGTTACACACCATGATAGTATCCGATTCGCCCTTCAGAAGCTCGTTGTAAGCATCGTCACCGATCATATAGTTCGGGTTAATCGGGTTCTCATACTTTGAAGCGACAAGAATATCATCATCGGGGAAGTACATAAGCGTTATCTTATCGTAACCATCGTCAGAGTTCCATCCAGAATCATCGATGAACTCAAACATGTCGTCATCGTCAAGATCACTCTCAGAAGCTGCCTTCTCAGCAGCATCCCCCAGGTCCTCAATCGCATTACCCTCATTTTCGTCAAAGACATTGTGCTCTTCAAGCTCAGAAGAGTCATCGTCTTCGGAAATATCGGGGCCATTATCCTCGTCACTGTCATCGTTCATGACACGATTCATGAATCGAGCTACACGAGCCTCAGCAGGCTCATTCTGGTACTCAATTGGCGTGTCGTCCTCTGAATCATCCATGTCCTCGGAGTCATCATCAGCAATTGTCTCAGGATGCCTCTCAGGAGTAGCCGTAGCGTATCCCTCGGTGGCATGCTTATACTTAGCAATCTCATCAGCAATATCACTAGGATCTGGCTTATGAGCGTCATCAGCTAAGACAAACTTCTTTCCCTCGAAATACTTGTCATCTTCTGGGGAACAATTGTCAAGAGCTTTAATCTCGGGAGGAATATCATCTTCGCTCTCCCAGACAAGATCCGTTTGCCCATCTACCTGCACGTCTTTGTGCTCATCAGAGTTCTCCGACCCATCAGGAGTATCCTTCTTAATATGCAGCTTGATAAGAGTAGCTTCAACTGTCTGCTGAATAGGCTCAGAATATGCATCAGCGATCGCGCCAACTACAAAACCGACCCCGAATGCAACCACACCGCATATAACGGTCTTCTTGTTCATCTAGCTCAACTCCAATCAGTCCTACTAAATATCAATGTTGTTCATAGCATTAGCATAGTCAAGGTCATCCTGGAAGTTGCCAAAGTTCGCAGGAGCATTTAACCCTAATCTTCAAATCTTATACATGATAGGACCATCAACATTGAAGTCAAGCAGATAGGCGTTGATTCCGTCAGGATCCTGACCGTTCACAGCAAGCATGTTTCGGCTCTCAAGAATTCCGAAGTCAATGAAGTTGTCTCCATCATCGTTCTTCATCCAGCCAACCTGCTGTCCCTCAGGGGTCATCGGGAATCCAAGACCATCATACACCTCATTGAGGAAGACAAAACCACGAGCACTAAGAACATTATTGAAATATGACTCCTTGGCCTTAAGAGTCGTAAGGTTCATGGACGGGTTTCGATTCCAGAACTCACGAGACGTCTCAGCACTGAACCACCGAGCATACGTTGAGACCTCGTTGGGGTCAAAGGCCGTCTTCGTGACCTTCGTCTTATGCTCCTTGCCGTCCTCGTCCGTGACGACCTCGGTAACCTTCTGGTCCTGAAGACCAAAGCGGAGCTTCTTGTCAACCTCGTCACCAAATTCCTCGACAACACGCTTGCGATAAGCATCAAAACCAGTCTTGACCGTATCGTAGGCTGCGACAATAGCCACATTACGCTTAGCCATGATCCCATGCGATGCCAGAAGAGCAAATATACCGAGGCCAATAAGCGCCGCAGCAGGAGCATACGTCTTAGCCAGACCCACACTAGTCTTAGCATAGACAGTTACGAGATCCTTCTTACGATCTTCCTCAGAATATGAAACCTCGTTGTTTGCACCAAGACGAGCCGCCTCGTCGACATCATTACGCATCTTCTGATGCTCAGCAAGCACCTCCTGAGCAGAAACTGTGGCCTTGCACGCCAAAACAGTTCCGCCAATGATGCTAACAATTCCCGTAGCCAGAAGAATCTCAGGGCTCTTGGCCTGAACCTTCACGCTTGCCTTAGCAAGCTGATTGCCGAACGGCAACGATGAAATCTTATTGTAAAAGGTACCAGTTGAGAGTTCCATCTAAACATTCCTTTCGTCTATAGCATAATACCCCGTCAAATATAGCCCTGAGAGGCTCTGAGAGCCGTTCTAAGGTGGGGTTTGCTTTTTATAAGTATAGTTGACCTATAATTAGAATATAACGTCTTACACGTCGAGCTGCTGGGGCCTAGGCATATCAATAGAATATCCATCTCGAGTACGAACGACTCGAGCGTTTCCAAGATCATACCAACCCCAACGACGATCCATGAATGTAGACTGCTCCTCCATACCAGCGAACTTGTAGAAGTCAGCAACACTAGCCATCTTGTAATCCTCAACAAGATCACAGAGATCACCGAGAACACTCTCAGCGTCAACCCGTGTGTCAAATATAAGATTACTCAGATTGTATCCGTCTCTACGGTCTCTTGATCCACTCGCATACTGTGGACGGGAGTCGTTCGTAGAACGGTACTGAGAAGAATATGACACATACGAGCTACCGCCACGTCGATTTATGTTGCTGCGAGAACGACGCTCGCCATACAGAGCCATGTCGACAGTATTGGAGATAGTTTCAGATATAATCTCCTTAACCTTAGGCAGCACAACGTCGTACCAGACGTATTCCTTGACCTCGTTCATGTCATCCTTGACAAAAGTTGAGACAATCTTCTTACCGAGGGATTGCTTCTCAGGATTAACGGTTCCCTGAAGCTGACGCTTGGCGGCAAGGGCATTCGCTGCTTCCTCACGAGCATCCCTCTCAGCATGGGAGTTCCCAGGGAGCTCTTCTTTACTCGGCATCGGTGTTGTTGCCATCAATAGCCTCCTCTGCCATGGAATTAGCCTCGGAGGCCTTCTCATCATTCGGAAGGATTCGAGTAAGCTTATCATTCATGAGGCGAAGCTGACGAGAAATATCGTAAAGGTTCTTAGCAATAGTGTGAAGGTTCATGCTGGTAGAACGAGAAGGATCCTGGATACTCATGAATATAACCTTTCGTCTCATAGAGAAAAGCGAAAGGGACAGGGCCCATGTTTGAGCCCCATCCCCGTAAGGTAATAGGTTTTTCTCTGTATAAATATAGATGTTTAAAACTTAATCCGACACCTCAGTACTATCTTGCACATCAGTCTTGTCAACCGTAGTATCGTTCAGCTGACGAACCCCCACCACAAGCATGATCACATTGACTGCCAAACCAGTGACAACCGATGCAATATTCAGTGCTGGGAGAAACTTAGGCGAACTATTCTCGATGATAGACTGCCCCGCAGACAGTGCATCCTTAATCTGATTACTCATAAATATCTCCTTTCAAAAGAGAGATCCTATTATCTCTCATTAAATGGCATGCTCGTTGTGCGAACCATAGACTCTATCGGTGACGTTCATTAGCCGATAGAAGAGAAGTAAAAATCGTGATAAGGATCCTCCTGGAATGCCACCACGAGAACAGGATTACGATTCTTGTCAAGCTGACTAGAATACGAGAAGTGAACCATGTCTCGCTGAGCATTCCACCCAAGATCTTCACCGATCTTGACAGGAGGAAGCCCCATAATCTCGTAGACATCATTGAGGCAAAGTGTGAACATACCATTATTAATCATGTCGTGATTAATATCGTTCTCGTACTGCCTCAGTTTCTCAGCATCGCTCCAGAAATATCGCCCACTAAAGGTATCGAAGCACCTGGTGTGGCCATCTCCAGTATCAAGAATATCATCATCTGTGGGAATGTCTGTCTCATCGATGTGCTTCTTAGCAAGGGTATCCGTAACCTCAGTAACGCCCTTCTCGCCAATCTTATCAGCAATTACACCCTTATACTCAGAGAATTCTCGTGCCGAGATGCCAAGAGCCGTTGCCAGAGCAGCATTACGCTTGAGATTAACGTAATTTGCGCCAACGAAGCAACCAATAGTGGCAATGCCAAGACCAATTGCGGGCAAATATGCCGGGGCAACAGTCACAACCATCTTAGCCTTGGCATTAAAACCATGATCGCCATTAACCTTCTGCTTCTTGCTCTCCTCGTCCATAAGCTCCATTGCCTTTGGAGTCTCCTGGCAAGCAACAACAACCGTTGCCACAAAGCCGACAACCCCAACCCCGGTCATAATCGTTGGTGCGCTCTTCTTACAAGACTGGCTAACCTTCGCTAACGTTAAGGGAACTTCGTGCAACATAGTCTTCAAGTTCTCCATACTTCTCTCCTTTCATGAGAGAAAAATATAAGAGAGAACGCACCTATTGCGCCTCTCGTTATGGGGCATGTTCTTTTCGCGTTACATAAAAATATCTGGGGAGTCTACAGACTGCACCGAGCTAAGCTCTGCAGCTACTGTCGGCACGCCCTCTTTCGTAAAGAACACAGCGTATGCCCCATTGGTAACAGGTGACTCAACTACCTTTGTAATAGCTCCGGTATGCGTCTTTTTGCCAAGAGAATATCCAACTGAGACGGCAAAGCCAACAAGTGCACCGATCTTAGCGTGCCTCTTTATAAAGTCTTTATTAGCTGAATACCATGTACGGGTTTTATAGATAAGCTCATTAATAGTACTCTTATGGGTAGTAGAAGCCTTTGTTGTTTCCATAGGTTCCTCTTTTCTAAATATAAGTCGAGCAGTACATAAAGTCTTCCTCAGTATACATAGGACGTGGATGCTCAATGTCAAACCAGATGCCTTCATTAAGATCTGATTCGAAATATAGATCCATGTAATCTGCGAACCAAGGCTCTATGTCATACGTTTCTTCGTCAAGAACATACATGTTGAATGCCTTTATGGTAATGACATAGAAAATATCGACAAATCGAATAAGAAAGTCTTCGTAGGGCTCTTCTGGCCTCGGAGTAATAGCGGTTCTTGTCTTGGCTTCAAACACTTCCCATACTTTTCGAATGTCGTCGGGGTTCATGTTATAGCCGAGAGCCAGACTACTAATATAACAATTTAATCGCTTACGCCAAAGGGTCTTTCGAGAATTTATCTTAGTGAGACAAGGATTGCTCATACGATCACCCTAGCCTTCATCATAGATGACAAATATAGTCCTTCCTTTAACCATAGAGTCATCTTTATAATAGTTAAGAGCTATTCCCTTTTTCGAGAATAGGTCTCTAAGAGTAGCAATAAATATAGAAAAACTTCCAGAACGCTCATCAAGATCGTATCGGTTTACTCGATTGAATTCATCAAACGACTTCTTCGCATAAATATGACTTTCTTTAACGGCCTCATCTACAAGAGCACAGTTTTCGTTTCGGGCAACGAATACGACAATCCCATAGTCATGACTGTTTTTTAAAAACCAATTTCTACAGACAAAGAATATAACTATTGCTAGCAATACCAGCATGCATATGACGTCGCAGCACTCCATGAATCTCCTAACTACATGTTTGTTTCGATGTCCATGAATTGTTTAAAAGAGATAGATGAGCTCGTCTTCTTCCACCGCTGAATATACCGGGTACAGTCTTTCTCGGTAACAAACAGTTTAAAGAAGTAGCTCCAGAATATCTTTCTGAGGCATTCGTCAGAACAACAACAAATTTCTGATACGCCCGATTCAGAATATCGATCTTGTGTTTTCATTAAACCTTCTTTAAAAAAGAAAAAGGGAGATGCCTTGTTACAGACATCCCCCAATTGAGGTGAGCTTCTTCGCTAACAGTTAAATGTGTTAGAACCAGAACTCATTAGGCCTCAGGCTTCTGACCGTTAAGATCAACGCCTGCGTCCTCGAGTTCCGAGTCCGTCATTCCGGCCGGCCTTCCAGCGAAGAGCGTGCCACCGACGACTCCGACCCCCACGCAAATAGCGTAAGGGAGAGTCTTCAGAGCAAACTTCTTCACCTTCGGCCAGACCTTCTTGACAGTCTCGTCGCCCTTGGCAGCAAGATCGTCGACCTTATTGGTCGTGGTCTCCTGAACCTCGTTGGTGTTCTCCTTCATGACAATCTCCTTTCATTGAAGTGACTTACCTCATTATAGGGTATGTAAATTACGCGAATTACTGGGCAGAATTAGTAATATTAAGAGGTACTGTAGCATTTTCTGAATTAATATTTAGGCGCGATGGGTGAAGGCACTACTAGGAGCAGTATTGCTTGCAGTTTCATGAATCTGCTTAGCGGCATCCTCTACGTCATCGAGGGCTTGCAAATATCCCTTGTCATAACCCTTTCGGAACCCCTTGCCATAAGACTTCTTGCGAAGAATCTGGACAAGATCGTATCCATAGGTCTTTCCAGTATGATCGTACTCGTTCTTTTCAGGCATGTTATTCTCCCCTATTATACAATTTGCTTAAACTCTCCGCACCAATCAGTCAGATAGACTGATGGGCGAACAAAATATGGATTACCATTGGTGTCAGTAATGACTGTAGGCGGATACCTATGGCAATTTCCACGCCAAGGCTTATAAGAACGAACCCCGTCCTTACGATCTACAAACTTGTCCTGCTTTTTATCCTCGCAAAACAGACAGAACCCACAGGACATTCCTGGGCAATGACTAAGAGCCTCGTTTATGTTGATCTTGTTCTCGGTCGGCTTCTCAGTTTTCATAAATATAACACCTCTCTAAATTAGAGGGCCATAATAAAGTTATTAATGACCATTCCATTTGGATTGCTAAGCCAATCAATAAAATAAATGACATTCACGGAAAGGCAGATAGCAAGAATGATGATGGTTATGATCAAAAACCAAAACGTAATCTCTGGATAACCCATTGATTCACGGCAATACGTTGAAAATGAATCAATCACTGTCTCATTCCAACGATTTTCATTGATTACCGTATTCTTTACCTTCTTGTAGGGCTTATATACAAGCTTTACCATAGCAATTACAGATATGATGATAGCAAGGACAAAGAAGACGATCCAGCATAATTCCCAGAGAACGTTAGCCCGAATATAGGACTGAATCTGATCATTGGAGGGCCAACCATTAACATTTGAAAGCAACGTTGTTATCTGGCTTCGTATTTCGTCGCTCATAAATATGCCTCCTAGATGTAAGGCCTGAAGTGCTCAACTTTTTCGACAAGAGTATCTGCGTTTCCGTCAAAACAGATAGCCTTGTCATCAATGGTAACAAAAGCGGCAGGCTTAGTCGAGAATACACCGTCAACAGTAATATCGTTTTTCTTAAGCCAGGCCTCAATTGCATGAAGCCCCTTCATAGTACGACAACGAGAGGACACGATTACAACGGCATAGCCATCGTTTCGAAGTTGACGGATTACCTGGTCAATTCCAGGATATACCCCATCTGTAATTGAGGAATCGTTAATCCGGGGGCCACAATACCGATGAACCACACCGTCGAAATCTATAGCAACGGTCTTCTTAGTAAGCCCGGCGATCTCTTCTCGTTCTTTCAAATATGAATTAGTTGTCATAATGTTTCTACTTTCCAAGCCAACGATTACGCTGAGAAACAGGAATCGGGACTATGTCTTCAAGGGTGAGGGTAATGATCTTATGCCAATGCTTTTGTTTTGGCTTCATTCGAAGCGCTGGAATAGCGTCAACGTGCTGTGCGCCAATAGCAGTCACATGCCCGTTTTCGGGATTTCTTAGCAAAAGAACTGCCTGAATATCTTTATCCTCTTTCTTTTTTGCTATAATAGCCATTAGTCCTCCGTTTCAACATAATCAATGAGTGTATTAAGATACCAACGAGCCTTCTTAAGGTCCTCTATACCATTCTTATGCTTCCAACGACAAATATACTTGATGACGTTTCCTGTGCATGCACCTTCGAAGCCATTGAGATCCTCCGTGAATGACTCAATAACATTGATGACCTCGAGACCTGTTCCAGACTGGTAATGATTCGGATGATTAATGGGATCATCAAACACCTTAGGCTTCTCTGAAATATCAGACGCAGCCTTCTTTGGATTAGGCTTGTACTCTGTCTTTTGCTCGCACTCCCAGCCATCTCGTGAATAGTTATAGGTGAGACGATTCGAAGGAGTATCATCGTTAGAAAATATAGAATTACTCATGGCCTCTTCTTTCAAATGTTTTCAATCATATAGTTATTTGCAATTACTATTATCACAATCAGAAATAGTATCATTATCAATGTATTCTGAAGCTAGCTTGCATTCCTGTGCTATGCGATTTCGATAAGTAATTTCCTCAGAAAGGTATGACGAAAGCTGAGCTGTTTCGTACTCAATCTCGTCCCAAAGAGTAGAGATCTTATTAACTTTTTGATACATTGAAGATACATAGTTATTAATATAAATCATGGATCGATTCATCGAATCAATGTTGTCCTCGATAGTTTGCTTGTCCATGGTTCCTCTTTTCTAAATACCCATATGATTAAAAATATGGTAGCATCAGTGAGAATTGAACTCGCATCTAGACCTTGAAAGGGTCTCGTCCTAACCATTAGACGATGATGCCAAATATAAAGTGTTTAGTAGTGTTTTTAAAAAGAAAGTGCTGTCTTATAGTTGCTTATAATTGGCTCAGTGACTTGAATATAACTACTTGCCATCGAACTCAATCTGCATGTTATCAAAATCCGGGGTCTCGTCGACTGGAACTATAGACTTAGCCAAGAGAAAACCATGATCATCCTTTACCAAAAAATATGAATCCCCGCATTCCGAACGAAACTCATACCCCACAGCCTCAAGACTCTTAACCACATCTAGATCAGCATCAACCGGAATATAAAACATGGGGCACGCGACATTGCGACAGGTTCTTAGCTTAGTTCCGTCTCCAGCCTCGTTTACAAGGCTATCCTTATGCCCGCAAACGGGGCACGTACCGTACTCTTGCTCTATGATCATGCCAATCCTTTCACGAAGATACACAGATGCTATAAAGAGTTATATGGTGCCCCGGGTGGGATTCGAACCCACAACCTTTGGATTAAAAGTCCACTACTCTAACCAATTGAGTTACCGAGGCCTAAATATAACTTGTGAAACGAAGATGGTGCTCCGGGTGGGATTCGAACCCACAACCTTTGGATTAAAAGTCCACTACTCTAACCAATTGAGTTACCGAGGCCTAGAATATAAAATTACTTGACTGAGGCGTCAGCAGGTGTGATGAAGTCGCGGCAGTACCAAGCAATACGAGCGGTGTTAACGCGAGCAGCAAGCTTCCCCTTTAGCTCAGCATTTACTCTCGGATGCTGCATGTCATAGATGGCACCAGTATCGAGCCTGTAAATATAAACATTCTTATCTACAGAAATACTGATAGCCGAATCGGAACAAGTTCTGCTGGCTCTTCCGCGAACAAGAATTCGGTCGTCATTACTACGAATATCAATGAGCCTATCGTACCGTTCTCCATCGGATGGCTTTATAGAGATGATTGTCTTGCGGAATGTGTCAAATGGCGGAAATATGGGCATTAGATCCTCGCTTCCTTGTTTAATGAATCGGTTGCTTGACGTATATCGTCTTCAGAGATCTCGGATAGAGTGACTTCCAGATTGCTAAATATAGGATTGCAGTAATCCATTAACTCAACACCGAAATCAAAAAGAGACTTCTTTACTTTAGAAATAGCCGATTCGAATAAGCCGTAGCCATCGACAATCTGTTTAAGTTCCGTACTGGTCATACCAGTAAGATATAGAGCGCGGAACCACGTTCGGTTCCTACGCACAAGTCTCCGAGACTTAACCGAAGATCTAATTTTGCTCATAGCAACCCTCTTCTCCTGACTATGAACTGCCAAAATTATTAAAGAGTAATGATCTGAGAATATGGAAGCTTCTCAATCCAATCACAGAACACATGCCACTCGTCAAGCTTATGATTCTTACGAGCAAAATATATGTTTGTAAGAACCTCGTAGTTCAGCTCAACAGTTCGATTCTGATTGTAGCTTGAAGGAAGAAGCTGAATCATCTCCCACCAATAGGCCTTGTCCTTGGTCTCAAGATACTTTTTTCTCGAGTTATTAAGAACCGATATAGTATCAGAAAGCACCTCAATCGGACTCTTGGTATCTGATTTAATAACTGTAGATGGGGCAAGATGATCGTGACTAAAGTCATCCATGGTAAACTCTTTGGCCGCGATCTTATGCATTGTGCTACAGCTATCAGCGACGGTTCCGACCTTATAAGTGTCGAACTCTTTCCACCAATATAGCGGGGCAGTAATATCAGTCCACACAACGATCATACGAAGATACTTTCGATGGTCGGCCCCCGCTTTACGAAGACGAAGCATGAGATCTATATCTTTTGGTCCTATTGATGGCCAGGTTGGTATTTGTGTATGCATATACGTTTCACTATTAACCGTATATGTTTTTTCTGATATTTTTGTATCGCTCTTATCCCAACTATTCATGGGGTTTCGCATACCTCGGATGGCTTCGCAGAATCCATACTCGGTGGTATTGTCTATACGTATCATAAAAAATCCTTAGTTTTTAGAAGAACATGGGGAATCGTCCGTAACCCCAGCGAGTTCCTTGCAGCGACGCACGAGGTCACGAGCCATGTATCCCTCGCACGAGCACTTTTCAGTGCAATATGCAGGACACCCGTGACAGTCTTTTCCGGAGTGGGAAAAGTACGCGCAGGCACCCTTCTCTAAGTCCGCATCGACCTTATCCCATGAGTCGGAATATGAACTGACAAGAGAGACGAGGTCTTTCTCAAGCTTGTCTCGTTCGGCAAGAAGCACCTGGATCCTGTCGTACATCTCGTGCTTAGTTAGCATCGGCTCGTCGGCGTAGTCTGGCATCCGGGCATCATTGAGTTGCGCTTTGAGTATATTTACCATGTGCTCAAGCTGATTGATATACGACTCGTTGTCATTATCTTGCTTGTTCGTCATCTTAATCATCTGTACCCTCCATCTATTTTATGATAAAACTGATTATACCAGGCATTAACTGCGGAATCGATCTTAGTCGAATACTTTTAAGAATATGAAGCATCGAAGTATTGTTTATCTTTATCGGTGGACATTCTTAGTTTTTGTATAGTTCTTTTTACTCTTTTTAGAAACATCCTTTTTAGCGGCCTTTCTTGCTGAACGATCAAGCCTATTTTTGTCAGAAATACATTTCTTTTCCTCAGCAAGAGCAATCTTCTTGCGAATTGAGGTCTTGAATCCAGGAATAGCGTGCTCCATAAGACAATACAGCACTGCGACTTCACGATCGTCTTTGTCCTCTGTATCCCCTGGCTTATTTGGATCAGCATGCTTTCGGCGAACGGATGACGAGGTGCCATCCTTAAATATAACCTTGGTAAAGTCTCCATTTACAATTATCTGATCAATACCGAGGATAGCATCTGTCAACTCGTTTTGGGCACTGTAGCCTTCGAAGAGAGTATCCTCCACCGTCTTTTCAAATATAATTCCGGATTGAACAGACTCTGAGCCAGAATCAGGATTAATGTTTTTGTCAACTCTTAAGAACTTTCCAAGATTGTAGAACTTTCCATTTCCAGTCGTAAATATGGAAGTTCTTCCTGGAATAATGTAAAGATAATTGAACGGGAATGGTTTCATCATAGTATATCCAAACTTAATGCTAGGACGTGAATAAGAATTGTTTTTATGTTTCATGTTATCGCCCATCTTTTTTGTAATAGAACCGATTATACCAGGCATTAACTGCGTCATCGATCTCTGTTGAATACTCTTTGCAAATATGAAGCATGTCAGTATACCCAGAACACAGTATGTCTGTTCCATGGGCGCGCATTACTTCGTCATTAAGAAGGCTGTATACAACAACTACTTCTTCATTTGGCCCGATGTGAATGTCGATGCTTGAAGGATCTTTATCAGAATATGAGATTGCCTCGATCTTAATGCGGCGGTCACTATCAATCACAATATGGTGAGTTACTTCATTATAGGGTTCTGGAAGGACTTTGTTGCACTCAGTCTTTGCAAAATATACGTATGCCATTCCTAAACTCCTTAATCAATGTAAGAAGGATCCCCGGCATCAACAAAGTAATAGCCATTTGGCTTGGTACTCACCATAAACAAGTTGTTTTGTGTCCATCCATAGCAGAAGGCTTCGTACGGGGCATCGTCGCCAAGAATGTTATAGATGTCGCCAATAGTGACCACACCGTAAATAGAAATATAATCTTTGCAAGCTTTAAGAAGACGATCGGCATCTTTTTTCTCACGAAACAGAGGAAAAGAGAAGCTATTAATAATATCTTTATCCTCTTCAGATAGTTCGTTTGACTTAGCGTTATCTATTCCGGAACCAGTATCTTTCGTGGGCAAATACTGGTTCATAATCTCAGTAAACATCGATGCACAGAATTGAATAGCTTGCTTACGAGAAACCCACCAAATAGCTCCGGTATAAATAGTAATGAGCACGACACCTGAAATAATCATAGCTGGTTTTTTAATAAAGTTAATGTTCTTGCTAACAGGGCTGCCCATAAAATCTCCTTTTTGTAATATAAAAGGAGGGGCCTATAATTCGACCCCTCCAATTACTATTCTATCGATGATCTACTGCGTAAAAGCACACCCAAGCATAAGCACCGACCATAAAGCAAACACCAGCAGTAAAGATACCATACTTGCCACAATTCATAATAGTGCTCCTTTCAACGCTCTCTTTTCAAATATAAAAGAGAAGAGGTTTCTCTTCTCAGTAAAACCACATTACCACATAGTTATGAATCTATGACCAAAAGGAATCATGTCTGAAATATGCTTTTTGTTATTTACCTGTTTCCAAGTCAAAATATCTGATGACTCTACAGGGTCAAGGTCTTCAAGTTCCAGACGCCGAATGGAAGCCTTAAACAACTCAGAAGAGATTGAGAAAATATTCTTAACCGAATTCACAGGAACTCTAATCTGAGTTCTGGCCCCATCTTCTCTGGTTTCAAATATAGCTGTTCCATCGTTTTGTGGGTAAATCGTGCACCATTGAAAATACCCAGGCTTGGTATGAGCTACCCGAGCGATAAACGTATCATGATTAGAAAACGGCGTATACCCAACGTTCATGATTCCTCCAGTATAGACTTTAATGTTTAAAAATATAAACTCTGTTAACAGAGTCAAAATAGTTGGTAGGGGCGGTGGGATTCGAACCCACACGTCTTGCGACAAAAGATTTTAAGTCTCCCGCGTCTGCCGTTCCGCCACGCCCCCATAAATATAACTAAAGTCAGTCGTTCTTTTCTTTTGAATCATCTGTAAAGGGAAGATAATCCCAATTGAAATCTGGAGTCTCCGTAGGCTTTTGCTTAAAATGCCCCTCACATCCTACGGCCTGGGTCTGGCAAGGCTCTCCGAAATATGATGAATCTCGGTTTTGGCAAAGATACAAAACACCAAACCGACGATAAATTGGATCACTTCGATAATAGCATTCTGAGCAATGGCCATAATCTTTTCCGGGGACACCGGATTTCCTGTCGGTCATTGTTTCAACATAAAAACGTATGGTTTCTCGGATTGAAAGATTAATAAGAAAGAACAATATAAAAGTACCGCACACATACAAAAGTATAGAATCCATGGCTCCTCCTTTCTAAAATATAAAAATTTTGATGGTAAGTAAACTCGGAATCATTTCCGATCTTAACATTGTGTTGTTAAACATTTACCTTTCCATTAGGGGGGATGCTATTCGTGCGGATAATCAAGATCCGCTGATAAAATATGAAGTTACCACATTCAGATACAGGATACGCTCAAAGTCATCTAATGAGAGATGATAGTGATGCAAAATAACGTTTACTGGAACATGATCAAGATACTTGGCAACTACGTCCTGCTCTTGAATGATCTCGACAAGAAGTTTCTCGTCGATGAAGTAATCTTTTGCCATCTGGGCTTTACTAAAAGCCTTACTCTTAGCGATTTTATAAATTCGTTTCTTTCTAGCAGCTCGTGCTCGATGGCGGGCTACCTTTTTACACACTGAAGCAATCTTCGCGGTCGAGCAGTCATACTCTTGAGCAAGATCTTTATAAGTATGCCCATTGCGATGCTGAATATCTATTGCTAGATCCTGCTTGTAAACATCATACTTTACTGTTTCGTTTTCACACTTATCTACTTCGTTTTCTACCATGGGTTCTCCTCGAAGACTACATTCCCCACCCATCTGGTTCATCTTTTTTGGTAACGTTCAGATAGTTCACAATTTTAACATAGCTAGGGTTGTACGAAATGAACAAAATATCAACATCAGTTATTCTAAACTCATCAACGACAAATACATCACCTCTATCCGAAACAACCTGATCACCAATATAGCACATAACGCCATTCGAATCAGGGACGCCTATTCCCTTTGGAAGTAGACTAGACATTTCGAGCTCGAATGTCTCGCACAAGGCACAGAAGACTAAATATAAAAAAGCCAAAAGTTATTATCAGATAGAACCAGGCAAGCCCCCCAAAGTTCGAGTAAAGAACCACGAGCCAATAGGCACATGAACCGAAAAGGAGGCCATCAAGAAATATAGTAAGCCAAGAAAGCATGTTGTTCATTGTTGTGCCTTTCTAATAATAGTGCTAATAGATGGCTCAGAAAGAGAATACTTTTTCATGAGCTCCGCGTAAGAATATCCTTCAGCATAGTCTTTAACAATCTCAGCATTGCGATCCTTCAGTTTATCAGAACGACTTTTATTTGATTTATCTTCCGCAGGAGGTTTGGCTATTTGTTTAGTCGATTCCTGTAACGAATCATCGATCCCGAAATATCGATCTGCGATTTTATCATAAGCTTCCTGGACATCATCAGTAAATTGACGTTGGTCTTCTTCGCTAAGAGAAAGATAGTCTAACGGAGACAAATATAGAATTCTCATGCCCTTTGACATGTGGTGCACGGTATCTGCGTTTGCTTTAATTTTTCCGTTCTTAGATCGAATAGACGTTGGTCTACGATCTCTAATAAATATTTCTGAAATATCAAATTCTTCGCCGTCATCGGTAAATACTGAATCACCAATATAGCATGATACACCATCGGCATCTAGAATATCCATAAAAAGCTCCCCTTGCCCTGTTTTTATTACTTTTGTTCTTCCGTTTTAGAAGCTTGCTCATTTGAAATATGATGACAAATAGCCGCCGTGCTAATAACTAGTTTACCGAATCCATTGTTCTCTCGCCAATATAGCTCAGTTATCTCTGGCTGGTTTTCGTTCTGAAAGCCTAGTCCAAGGCAAACAAATATGTTTCCAGCGTCGTCACGCATTTCTTCACCTGGATAGCAAGGAATGCCGTCCGCATCAAGAGGGACCGAGAAACTCCCATGCTCAGTCTTTATTAAATCAATTACCTCTTTTTTCGCGGAAATAAGATCCTTAACCAGACAAATGTAACTGTCTACAATGGCTTCCAAATCGTTTCCAGAATGTTCTACCCCATCAATACGTTTATGGGCTTCTAAAAGCTCTTCTTTTGACATGTTGTTAATTGAACTTAGATCATCTTTTGAGAATACATCATAAGACATAATTGCCTTCCTTAAAATATAACGTTGGCTGTTTCCTCTATGCTTCAGTAGTGTCCGGCCTACCGTCGCTCCTTACTGGACATTTGACCACACATGTTGAAAGGTGGCACCAACTATAAATTATTCGTCTATTGAAAGGTCTTCTTTTTCGTTATGAAGAATTGATTCTTCTTTTCCATTAAGAATATATAGAATTTTCTTAGCTAAATCTTTAGCTTCTTCAGACTGGCTTTCAGAAAGTACCCTGGCGCAGTCCCAATCAATTCGATCCAAAGAAATATAAAGAGACTCCATGGCCTCAATTTCAGAATCGTTAAACAAGAATGCTTTGTCGAGCTTTTCTAAAGCCGGGGTATCACAATACTTACTCACCGGATGATTTACTAGTCTATTAAATATAGATTTAATCTTCATAAAAACCTCTCTTCATAGAAGTTTGTAAAAATACCCTTAGTGGGCCCTACAGGATTTGAACCTGTAACCTAAGGATTATGAGTCCTCCGCGCTAACCGTTGCGCCAAGAGCCCACTAAGAACATTCACAAAAATAGAGACGGTTTGTTGAATAGTTATATGATAACTAAAACATCAATCCGTCTAGAATATGGTTTTACTAATTCTTACCAGATCGCAAGCACTTGAATCCCGGAGCAAACGCAGCGATGTCCAGCAGGATCAATCCTGTGATGAACAAATCGTAGCGAGTGAGATCCGTGTCTTCAAATAAGTACTCGTGAATTCCTTTTCCGATTGAGCAAATACCATCTTTAATAGATTCCAGTTTCTCGTTAGGCATAGCTAACTCCTCTCTTAACCGTCTCATTAGAACGTATGCTATTTTTGCGAAAAAATATGGAGCCAGATAAATAAAAAATATAAAAGGGCAGAGACCTTGTTAGATCCCTGCCCTTTCTAGGCTTACCTACATCTTAATGGATCGAATGAAATATCCGATCTCATGCAGAATCGTGACTGAGGCCAGAGCAATGACAGCGGTGGACTCAGGATTATTCTTTGCATAATCCAACATTCCATCGAACGTCTTCTTAACTCCCTCAGCCACATTCTTAACACTAGACGTATCCGTATCCATTCTAGACTCCTTTCAAAAATGTAGTATTACCTCATAACACTATGCAAATATAGGAATACTAGAAAAGTCTTGGCAATCGTTCACGGCAACGGACCCGATACAAATATAGCAAACCTTCCGCTTAGTGGTAGAATACTTTTTATCGTTGATGTCGAAGTATTCATTTGTTTGGTCTTCAGTAAAGAATTTGTACCCTTCGTTCTTAAGTTTTCCAATAGCAAGGGTTACTTGATTCGAAGTATAGTCCATCTTGTGCTCTACAAGGTCAGTAATATTAACTATTCTGTGTAAATCAACAAATTCTTTGAGATTAGAATATAATTCTTCCGATGTGGGCATTCCTATCCTCCAAAGTAAATGTCTTACTACCACTGCTGTCTCAAAGTAAACTTATGCGCCGTATAGCTCGGCTCATCCGGAACGAGCGAGGTATGATTCCACCACTCCGAGCCATCATACTCGCCTCGATAGAGCCATGTGCTATCCTTGAAAACGACTATGAGATCGGCATCGATTTCAGCCGATCCAAAGCCAGAATCATAGTACGTCTCCTTGGCCTTCGCTATAAACTCATCAATAGGATACTTAGAAGTACCGCTTCCGATCCAAACAACGTCGTCCCAAGAGTATCCAAAATCGGAAATAGCCTTATTAGTCTCCTCATATAGGTTTGTCATTACAGACCTCCAAATGAATAAAAGCAATAATAAATATCACTCTAGGAATTCTGCCACTCCTCGATGTACGCCTGATGATCGTTGAGGTATCGGTCACGATCAAAGCCCCCACAATCGTCAGGATGGGCGAGGCACCAAGAAGCGAGCTTATGCCGATCGGTATAGTGCATGCACTCATCCGTAAACCGGAAGTTGCCATCGCTGTCATAGCAAATACCATCGTAGAAGGTATCGGCGCTAAGGCGGCCAACGGCAGAGACAACAAACACATCCCTGCCATTCTCATCGATCATCTTGTCGCCGGGACAAACCGGGATATTAAACCAATCGTGCGGTGCAAGAGTATAGGTAAGCTCGAGGCCATTCAAGTCGACCGAAACAGTCTGCTCGATCTTATCATCCATTATGTTTCTCCTTATGATTAATCTTATAAAATATAAACTATTCAACGGGGGAATACATCCAGATAATCTATAAAAATAAAAGGCAAGAGTCCGTGTGGACTCCTGCCCTGAGAGGGGAAATTACCTGATAAGATTCTTAAGATTATTGTTCTCAGTGATAAGATCCTTAATTTGCTTGTTCATCTTTTCGTGCTCGAGTTCTTGAGCCTCATCTTCCGCAATACCCTTCTTGATGTCACAGATAGCATAGGCAATCATCAATCCAAAGATGATACCAGCAACTGCAACAACAATCAGCATGAGCGGAGTATAAAGCGTCATATACCCGTTATACCCGAAAATCTTGACACCATAAGCAAAAATATGACCAAACATAGAATAAACAAACATGATAATACTCCTTAATAGTGGTTTCCCTCTCACTATAAGGTATGTAAACTACGCGACGATACTCTGGAAATTTCTATCAAGCCACTGTTGATACGTGCACAAATATGACCAGCCATTCTCAAACCAGTCAGTCACAGAAAGATAGAAATCCAGTTCACTATAGACGTAGCCAGGAATACTCTTGATAAAAGTAACAAACGTAGAACGATATGCTTTTGAGAGTGACCGATTTATTGTAAACCGCATGGCCAGATTGTTATCACTCTGTTCCTTCGTCCAAAGACTCGGCTTCGTGTTCATTGTTTTCAGTTTCCTTCTTTTTAGGTTTAATATAATCTAACGTTTCATAATATCGAATCTGACGTGCTGAATTTTTATTAAAAACAATGTCTATAGTATCAGATTCAATTGGGGGAACTAATACTCCAGATATAGAAAGAATACGGTCAATGCCTGTGCGAGGAGTATGCCCGTCATAATATAATCCTCGATCAAGCTCTTGAACTCTAAAAATATCCCAATAAGGGTCAATATCAAAGTGGTATGCTGCCGGGCCAAGCGGTGTTTCAATTCCGACTATAAACATACCATCATACATAGGGTCCTTGTCGGAATAATGCTTCTTTGACTTCCAAGCAAGATCCTTATAAGTATTACAGATAACAGCAAATAGCTTTGCTCTTGTATCATACAATTGATTGAATGTATGATACCCATCAGAAAAGTCATCAACATCCAGATTTAGCAAATCGTCTGAAATATCAATTTGTTTCGGATATTTTTCTTCCGAGGTAATTTCACGAATTCGTTCACCAAATGTCTTGCTCATTGTTAGCTCCGTTTAATTGAATCCTATATGATGTGATTTTTTATCCTCTTTTTTCTCTTGTTCAGTCCACTGGCCACAGCCATTTGATGACCTTGTCTTTGGCCAAAAAGTACATATGGAATCTGAGATATTGTAAATCATAGGTGAATCTCTATGACATTCGCCTTTCTTCTTATGCTCTTTAAACCAATAATCACAGGTTTTGCATGTTTTCATTATTAATCGCTTCAGTCTAATTGAGCACTTTTTCAAGTATAACTAATTTTATAAACTTATACCACATCTTAGTAGTGTCAAGATCATTCGAAAGCTTCTCGTTCCCCGGATACTCATTCTTGAGTACATTGACGTCGATTTGAAGAGTCTTAAAAGCTTCGTCAAGCTTATCTAGACTTTCTGAAATAACCTTCTTTCCAGACTGATCTATTTCTGAAATATTAAGTTCTTCAATATTAGTATCATTGGTATTCATAGCGTCTCCTTATACGAAATAAAAAAAACTTAGAATCATTGTTAGTGACTCTCTAAATATGACAGTTCTGTATCTGCCAAACTTAATACTCTCGATAGAGAGGATGTCGCTTCTGCGAAAATATAAAAGGCCAGAGACCTTGTTTAGATCTCTGACCTCTTTTTATTTGTGAGGAATAACATGCCCAAATGTTTTTGTTTCTATGCCTGTTATTGGATCAGTTACTGTGATCGGAATTTCATAACTGGCCTCTTCTTTCTCCATTGGTTTTTGTTTCGGTGTTGGCGAAGCAAAGATCTTATTGGCTAAATAAAGACAAGCAATCGTTGTGATACAAAATGTAATCCAAAGTGACATAGTACTCCTTTCTATTCGACATTTTACCCTCATTATAGACGATGCTATGTGTGCGAAATATAAAAGGTGAGAAGCCTTGTAGACTTCTTACCTTTTGACCTTGGTCACTAGCACTCGTAGTACCTCTGAGAATAGAAATCAGAATTACCGAAGCTGAATGACATAATCCTAGGAGAATCAGAATTGTCAACGTTTTCGTTGGCAAATAGTTCATCCTCATTGGACTCGTTCATAGCTGCGGCAATATCCTCAATCGACGTCTCAAACATAGCAACTCCTTTGTCGTAGTTTCCCTGTCATTATAGTACATGTAGAAACTGCGAATAAAAAGAAGCCAAGAGTCCTTGTTAGAACTCCTGACTTCTTTCGTAGAAGTAGCCATCTAAAATATCAGTTGGATACTTCTTGCGTTATCGCCTCTTAATACTCCACACTGTTATAGCCCTCGACGTGAACGTCGGTGTAGCAAACAAACAGTGCAACAGCAGTAGAGACAATAAACGCAAACAGTGCAACAACCATAATTTTCTCCTTTGTCGTGGTTTACTTCTCATTATAGAGCATGTAAAGTGCGCGATTGAGAAATATGGTTTGAAAAAGAAGAGGGGGAGTTTAATAGTTACTTCTCGTTAGTATAAAGCTCCTTCAGATGCCCCATAGTGGTCGGCTCTCCATCACCAAAAGCAACGACATCATCGAGGTCACCGAACATATCTGTCTGATTATGTTTTCCGGCAACAAACATTGCCGAACCAAATGCAGCCAGACCAGTTCCGATAAGACCAAACTTGACAGCGTTCTTATGATTAAGATAAAAGTCCTTAACCTTCTGCTTTGCTTCATCAAAAGATTCAGACATGAGAATCTCCTTTCATTCCCCTCTTCGTTATAGGGGATGCCAAATATGCGAAAAATCTAGAAGCCTTGTTAGACCTCTAGACTTTGAAGGATTAGTTTTCAGAATTAGATTCTTTAGAACTATCATTCTTCTCAGTTACTTGTTCATTGTTGTCCTTCTTTGACTTATTCCTAGTATAGGATCTCATAATTCCAAGTCCAATCATAAAAACCGCAGCAATCGTCGTAGCTGCAATACAGCTACCAGCAGTATATGCTGCGCTTTCTCCGAATGACTCATCAATATGGAAATCCTTAGTCCTGGAATCCTTATCAGTAAGACCATCAATAAAACGTGAACCATAGTTAGATGAATTGCTCATAGCAAACCCCCTCCATAGTGGTTAACCCTTCATTATAGAGTATGCTGTTCATGCGAAAAAATAAGAGAGGATGCAGGCTTCGAACTTCTCCTAATTAAGCACAGTTCAAACCGAAGTCATCTCCACACAAAACTAGGCGCTTTTCGTTTTTCAGACTAAGCTACTGCGTCTCCGGTTACCCGGTGTCCTACCATTAGACGATTACTATTACTAGTTTATGTTGGTTACATTCAGCTGTAAACAGCCTTTTCACCCACCTCTTCCTCTCATATGATGGAATGCAAACGACGCGAATAAATATAAATAGACTTGTTGCAAGGATGCAAAAACTAAGAAGGAATGTTAACTTCTTAGTTTTAAAGTAACTATTTATTAGAATCTATTGACGCATCATCTGTTTTAATTATCTGAGCATTACCGTTCTTTTGTGGATAGATCGTCAGAACTTCTGAGATTCCTCGAAAATATCCGTAAATGCTACCCCCAAAAATAGCGGCCAAAACACGGATAGTATAATACTCGATCTTGTTCACAATAACTCCTTTCTTAATAGTTACTTCCATTATAGGGGGTGCTAATTTTGTAATAAATATAAAAGGCAAGAAGCCTTGTTAGACTTCTTACCTTTTTAGGGGGCTACTCCTTGCTAAGATACTCGCCATAAGACTTGTAGTCGAACCACTTGTCCAAATCGCTGTCGTAAAACTTAGTCTTGCCGTTGAGCCACCTGTGCTCCCAGACGCAACCCATCAGACAAGCCAGCCCGACCGTGCCAATACCGATCACACGAACGGATTTGCCAACGATCCAAGCGGCGTTGTTCTGAGGAGTTGACTTCTGCTCATGCAGATCAGCATCGTCATTCTTAAGACCGGCAACGAACATGGATCCGCAGTTCTTAGCAGACTCAAACATAATATCTTCCTTTCGTCGTAGTTTTAACCCTCATTATAGAAGATGTTATGCCTGCGAAAAGCTATGAATCCTTGTGAGAATTCATAGCCTTTGAGAATCTACTCTTCTGAAGAAGACTCTTCTGACTCTGGATCTGGGTCAAATGCGTCATGATATGCTTTCTGAACCTTCGGAAGCGTCCGTGCGGCATAGTCTCCTATAGCAGACACTATTTCGCAAGCAGCCCCAACCTCGAACAGAGCAGCATGTCCAATGACAAATATAACCTTTTCTCCGAATCTATCCATAGTAACTCCTTTCAAAAATTGGTATAGATCTCATTATAGAGAATGCCATACCTGCGAAAAAGGAAGAATCCTTGTTAGGACCCCTCCTTTAAAGGCTTTGCCCATAAGAAATATCAATTAAATTTCTTAATAAGCCCATTGATCCCTACAGCTATCAGCAGAATCGGCCAAGTGACCGCCAAAATTTGGACACCGCCGATTACTACCAAAAGCCCGAGAAGAGCCAATGCACAGATAATAATCATATCTACTCCTTTCATAGGTTTTTACCTTCATTATAACCCATGCTATTTATGCGAAAATGGGCCTGCTAATAGCAAGATCTCTGGACTATAGCTATCACAATAATAGCTTCCAAATTTGTAATATACTGCTCCAGTAAGGCTCGTAACATACAAAAAATAAGAAGCCGCCAATTGATCAATCGGTGAGAGACACTCCGTGTCATTAAAATCCAAAATATCTTTGTCAGAAAATAGTATTACGGTTCTTGTACTCTTATCAGAGTTAAGAAACACCAAAGTGGTATACACTATAGTCTTTGCAGTTCTACGCGCTTCAAATTCTTTGTTAGAAACGCCTTTAAAAGAGTCACTACCGTTAAATTTAACATAAACAGGGTCCATTGGCATAACTCCTTTTAACGTTAATAAATATAAAAGTTAAGAGTCCGTGTTAGACTCTTAACTTTAAAGATAAATCCGCTAATTAGATCTTAGGCCTCGGAACATTATTCCAAGCTTTAGTCCCACTCAGAAACACATCCTTGCCCTCAGCGAGAACGATGAGAACGATTCCTCCGAGACTCATCAGACCACCAAACACTGCATCTGGACTAAGTCGAAGTCTATATGTATCAGACTTCTCCAAAGTTTCAATGGTGTTGGCAATCCTCAAAGCCTCCTCAGAACCGGGCTCAGCATCCGCCAAAAGCTTGTACTGCCTTTCTAGTGCCTCATTCTTCTCAGAATTATCGTTACTGAACAGCATAAATACTCCTTTCGTTGGATTTTACCTCCGTTATAGGCCATGTCATAATTGCGTTCATTTATACTAGGTCTATTTACCCATATAAAAAATTCTAAGGGCTTAAAACGCCTCTCACAGAGCAGCAAATATGACTAATTTGTCTTAATTGTGATGTTCTTATGAATAGCCCTAAGCTCTCGCTTAAACGAATTAAACTGCTTTTCCTTGCACCAAATAGTGCATCGGTACAAGTCATTTGTACTAACTCGAGGATACATTTGATAGAAAATATCATTATTGTTAAGCACGGTTTCAATTAGTGCCGGGGTAAGGACTGAATCTGAACGAGGAACGATCTTAACGTTGTATTCCTTAATAAGCAAAAGCCTAAAATTTCTAAAAAACATAGCATTCCTCCTAGTTAATTAACCTATTGCTTAGGCAGATCTTTAACAAAGAGTTCTCCGCCGAATGGACCATACGCATCGGCAACTGATATCGACCCAGATTGGCTTCTGGTAAGCAAATATACTTTCCCACTAAAACGGTCCCAATCATACCAAGAGTAATAGTCTGAACCATCAGTTTCGGCTAATTGTGAGGCATCATTTGAAGTGAGTATGTCTATCGACACATACTCCCTCCCAGGAAATCTAGAGAGAACTAAAAATATAAGTATTGCTATTATCCCTATAATAGGTACCAGTATAGATGATGGCTGTTTTTTATCTGATTGCATACAGATTACTCCTTATTCTTATAAAGAAGATAAATTAATCCAATAAGCAGCAAAGCAAAAAATATAGCAGGCACAAAAAACACCAGAAGCCCGCAGAAGGACAATGCCCCCCAAAAGAGTACTCGAAATGCCCCCACAAAAATATAAAAGAAAAGTCCTATAAAACAGCAAGCAATCAGAATAGCAATACATGTTAGCATAAGATCAACTCCTTCTATTTAATTCTATTAATAAAAAAAATAAAGTGGATGTACTCCACCCTTTCTCATTAGAGTACATGCTACTTTTGCGAAAAGAAAAAAATAGAGGGCATGTATAAACACGCCCCCTATTTTTAAATTCTAAGCCTCACTCACCCAACAAAATATCAATCTTGCAGTGTGGCTCGTCAAACACCATCTTTGCACTATTGATATGTGCCACAATCCAATTCTTTAAATTTCTATACGAAGAGGCAGTTATGACATAATCTGGATCTGCTGTTTTGCAAGAACCAATATAGATATAGCCGGTCCACATAATTTTCTTAGGTCTCATAACTGGTTGGACCTATCATGCGGGGGATCCTTTTTTATAGGGAACCTATAAGATAAATAGATCCATGCTACAATAAATCCTATTGTGGCTATACAAAATACAATATCCAGTTTATCCACGGAAGAACTCCTTAGCATTAAGTTCATCCTGCCACCGCTTGATGAACTCACAAGGAGCTGCAAAATCATTTGAAATGATCATTCCGTAACGAATCTCAAACATATGAAGGGTATCGTAGTCAAATATACCAGTCTTTGAAGCACCGATAACTTCCTGAATTGCCTCGATAAGAGGATCACTAGAAACATCGTCTGTGCCCATAGACCAAACATCTTTGACAGCCTTAATTCCAGGAAGAGCCATAACCTCTTCGGGCTGACCAACGATCGTCCCCGTAACTGGAACATTTGCTTGCTTCTGAGCGAGCGAAATAGTAGGCTTATCAAACAGACCGGTAACCGTAAGCCCCGATGGTTTGCTGGTCTTAGAAACACTCTTAACCGGAGTCGACGCTGGGTCAGAAACTTCTGAATCCGTAGACTTATCGGCGTTAGTACATTCGGAATCGCTATTAGAAGAGATCTTAACTGTATCTGCAAGAATCTTAGCAGACTTAGTCGTGTCATCCATAGTGGCCCCTTTCTATTTACCCATGAAGATAATCCACATCGTTCTTTTTCCCATCGAGGGAGATATTGTTTTCTCTAGGGACACATGGAAGAGCTTTATTACGCTCCATATACCCATCAATAATTCCATCGGCATTAGCTGCCTTATAAGCGTCATACAACTCGCCAAGGCTTCGACGCTCTTCGTCGTCCATCCAGCCTTGCCGCTCTCCTTCTTTGCATGCGCTAACTATCTGCATACGCCAAGAGGAGACCTGACCATCTTTCATGGCTTGTACAGATGTTATGAGATTTTTCATTTCCTTAACAACCCAAAGTATTCCTGCAACTGAGAAATACTCTAAAAGATGCTCGATAGTTGGAGAGAAAAAATCGTGAATTATCTGTGCAATGGCTGCATCCATTAGATATGGTCTCCTTTTTGCCCAGATATACTCTCATTTTGATTTGCTAAATCAAGCACTGATTAGCTTGTTTTTGCATACACCACGAAGTGGTTTTCTTGTGTTATACACGATGACCCATTCTCCAGGATGATACATAATTGCATTGTCAAGGATTGGGCAATGGTTATTATGATCGCAGCTGGGGCAGTCATGCTTCTTTATGCAAATAGACACTTCGTCACGTTCGTCTATGCTTTTCCACGCAGTTTTCATTCAAAAGACCTTAGTTAAAAGAATGTTCCTTGATTAAGCTCGTGCTGCCACTTCTGAATTGTGCAGCTTGGAGCTTCAATGGTATTATCGATGCAGCTTCCTTCACGAGCCTCGAGAGCATGCCACGTGTCAGGACCGAAGAATCCGTCTTCTTCGACTCCGAGTACATGCTGAATAGCCATAACAAGAAGCGACCCGTCATTACCACGAAGCCAAACACCATTCTGAGTATTACGAATACCAGGCTGATTGAGAACCCAGTCAACCTGGCCAGATACGCAGCCATCAGTCATAGCATTATACCCTTTAGCCTTAGCCTCTGCCTGGGCTAAGTAGATAGTCGCACTTCCAGCGTAGCCATCCTCAGAAATGGTGTTTTCCGATGGCGTATCAGGCTGAATCCCAGCACCATTGGCATACTGATCCCACCGATCTGGGCTAAAATATGCCTTGTTAATATCAAGTTCTCCGCCATAGCCAGGAATATGAGCATCGCTAGCATACTGGCGAATAGCGCAATCAAACTGCCCTTCGAACTTAGGCGAGTCTCGATAGTCGGTAAGACCCTGATCAGAATATCCATACTGGGCAACCCAAAGATAATTTGAGCTAACCCCGGTGTTGCCAATATATGCTCTAGAAGTGTAAACAAGAGCCCAAACACCAGTACGTGCATGGACCTGATTACGAAACTCAGCAATCCAATTGGCATCGTTACCCGAATTAAATACCGGATTTTCTCCATTGCCAGCATTACTCTCCCAGTCAAGGGCGAGAAGTCCCTTTGTGGATCCGATTACATCACAAAAATGATTTGCTTCGTCCGTAGCATTTCCGCCAGAAGCATAGTGATAAATACCAAGCTTCTTTCCAGAATTAGGCACATCGTTTACCCAGCGGCTAAAATATGGATTAACATAGTTCGTACCCTGGGTAGCCTTGATAATGACAAAATCTCCCTTTACTTGACTTATATTTATTCCGTTATCCCCTTCACCAGAATAAATATCAATCCCGTTCATAGCCTGCTGCTCTTCCGGAGCAGGCGTAGGCTGTGGGGCTGGTGTAGATCCATCCCAAGAAGGACGAGCGCACCCAATAATATTAGAATATGACCGAGTACGACGGGCAACACAACCATTATTGGTATTGCCCTCGATAGTCTCCATATAGTGCTCGCTAGGATGGTTCACTTCGCAAATGCCGATGTGATCCGGATTACCGTCACCGTTCCAGTCAAACATAATGGGGTCTCCAGGCTGCCCGTCTTCATTATAGACGAGCGACCCAGCATCTCGGCAAGCATTGAGAACCCAAGGAACATACGCGCCAGGAAGACCTGGCATAGACATTCCAACCTGGGCAGCACACCAAGATACGAACATAGCACAATAAGGAGTCCCACTCTCTCCGTAATATGGATTCGAGTCGACATTATCCCTATACCATCGTCCGTACTTGGTGCCTGCCTCAGGATCATTCCAACGAGAATATCCAACTTCTCCTGACGCGGTCTGAAGAAATGCGTCTCTACTTGCCATCAGTATCACCGGTCTTAACCTCGGAATCCGAAGGCCCATCGCCATCGGTATTACCCTGATCGCAGGCAGACTTCAGAATATCGGCCTCGCTAAAATTAGGATCAGACATGGTCACCCCTGCCTTTCGTTTGACTCTTCTGAAATATAAACAGTTCTACGTTTTTTGCAAAAGAAGCAGTAAAAGGTAACCACCTTTAATCCTGCATTCCTGTCAAACTCTCTTTTTTCAACGATTGATGGCCTACCACACAAAGGACATATACTAGCTTGTTCCTCAGTCATGAGAAGTCCTAAAAATATAAATTACGGAGTACTATTTAACGGCCACAGCCCTTCTTCTTTTTCTTAGCCATGATGCACCTCCTTTTTAAAAAGAGTAGTTAAATATAAAAGGTAATTCTACTCAGTCTTAGCGGCGTTAGTGTTCGAGATAAGCTGCTTAAACAGCTCATACATGCCCGTCGAAGCGAGACCGCTAAACATACCAGCAAGAGCAATATCTGGGGTCACAGTACCATTGACCCAAATAGCAATAACAATTCCAAGTGCCGCCATAATAGCCGGAATAAACTTATTAACCTTGTCACTGGTAACCACATCGTGAAGGACATAGCCAACACAAAGGCAGATACCAACGATAACAGGAACGAGATAGCTTGTGAGAAATGAAATATCCATGATGATCCCTTTCGTTTGATAATACTATGATTAAGCAATACGCTGCCACAGAACGATTGATCCGCCTACACCTGTTCCGTTTACCGTAACTAAACGCCATTGCTGTGCTTTGGATCCGTTAGGTGTATAAATATCAACATTAGATCCGTCAGCAGTATTTCCTCCAACAACATCGAGTACTTTACCGCTCCCGCCATAAAGATAATAGTTATTAATTTGGGTCCATGTTCCAGGATATCCAGAACTTGATGGGCTGATCCCATCAAGCATCCAGATACAAGATCGAACTGGATAAATAGAATTTATTATGAGCGACCTAAGATCATCTGCTGTCATACAGCCAGTTCCACCATTGGCGATAGTTACTGGAGAACTTACGTTTACTGTTCCGTTGGTTACAGATAAATTTCCACCGTTTACATCTGTTGGCCAGCCAACACTAAATTTATTAGCTATTGCGACTTGACCTATGCCTACTCCGTTACCCTCAGGGGTAACGTCCATAATATAATTAAAAGCACTTAGCGTATAAACTATAGATTCTTTAGTTATCCCGGTATCCAAGACAGCACAAATATACGTTTTTGATCCGTATGCAGGAATTACTTGTGGTGAGCTTGAGCTAACAAGAGTTGGAGCCCCCGTTGGAACACCGCTAGAAAAGTCTTTTTCTGAAATATAAAAGTTAATACCTTTATCTCCATTACGGTGATCATACGTACCAGAATATATAGCCAGGGCAGAATCTTCTGCTTCTCGGTTTACCGATAACGTTAATTTTGTTGGAGTGATATTCACTGACCAGGTTCCGGCCTGAGTTCCAGCAGTAGATAAAGCATAAAATTGATCAGGAGTATAAGATACATAATTTCGTACAAAAGTAAGTGTATCGTGTATAATATCCCAGCTAGCAGTTAATTTTGTCTTAGGGCCAAGCACTAAAGTCTGTAATGCATCGCAAGATGAAAAAATACTACTATTTCTATTTCCGAGTTTTGAAGTATTGAAATTAGAAAGATCGAGACTTGTTAACGTAGAACAGCCGCCAAACATACCTTCCATATTGGTAACATTAGAAGTATTGAAATTAGAAAGATCGAGACTTGTTAACTGATGGCAACCAGAAAGCATCTCACTCATATCTGTAACTTTAGAAGTATTGAACTTAGAAATATTAAGACTTGTTAGCAGCCTGCAATATTGAAACATCTCACTCATATTGGTAACATTAGAAGTATTAAAATTAGAAAGATCGAGACTTGTTAACGTAGAACAGCCGCCAAACATACCTTCCATGGTGGTAACATTAGAAGTATTGAAATTAGAAAGATCGAGACTTGTTAACTGATGGCAACCAGAAAGCATCTCACTCATATCTGTAACTTTAGAAGTATCAAACTTAGAAAGATCAAGATTTGTTAACGTAAAACAGTCGCCAAGCATACCTTCCATGGTGATAACATTAGAAGTATCAAATTTAGAAAGATTAAGATTGGTTAACAGACTGCAACCAGAAAACATCTCACTCATATCTGTAACTTTAGAAGTATTGAAATTAGAAATATTAAGACTTGTTAGCAGCCTGCAATATTGAAACATCTCACTCATATTGGTAACATTAGAAGTATTGAAATTAGAAAGATCGAGACTTGTTAGCAGCCTGCAATATTGAAACATCTCACTCATATCTGTAACTTTAGAAGTATCAAACTTAGAAAGATCAAGATTTGTTAACGTAAAACAGTCGCCAAGCATACCTTCCATGGTGATAACATTAGAAGTATTGAAATTAGAAAGATCGAGACTTGTTAACTGATGGCAACCAGAAAACATCTCACTCATATCTGTAACTTTAGAAGTATTGAA